TCAGACGCCAAGGCACTCCCTGGCCCATCGTTCCACTGCGGCATTCTCCGCATCGTCGCCCAGTAGGAGTAGAAACCCAGCGTTCTTACCAAGCGAAGCAGGTTCGATGGTCTTGATGATGCCGCGATCACGCAGGAACACCCAAGCGTCACTGATGCTTTTCTGGATGCTGTTCTCGCGGGTCTTCATCTTCGCTTCCGCATTGCCACCCGTCGCCTGTTCTGGAGTAAGCATCACCATTCCAAGCGAGTCTGAGATAGCCCGCCATCCAAGCGTGTAGTAGCGGCATGGCACTTTCTTATCCATGAGTTTCTTTGGAGGACAATTGTTCTCACTATCCCAATCGTAGGTTTGCGAAGCCATGAACATGAGGACGAGTTCGGCGTTCTTGTTGAGGGTCATGTTATCGCCACGTCGAATCGCCATGCGTCCGGCACGGTTGACGTCGTATACGGCTTGCATGTTCTTGTAGCCCATATTTTCCACGTGTCTTTCCCTCCATGCCTAGGCGTATGATGCCGCATGGAGAATCTATGCAAACTGGTTTTCCAATTGCCCTTGTCGCTGTTCGAGAGCGGCAAGGGCTTTTTGCTACTTTCGCCTATAACTCTAACTCTACACATGGATGTAACTACAACTACTGTCGGGTAGTAGATACTGATAGTTTGTCGGTGTAGCTCCAGTTACATGTATATAAGTATGTACATGGTTATACATTCTTCTTACATTGTGCGTTTGCCATGATTTTGCCATACCGGACAAAACGTTAGAGGGTATAAGAAAAGCCCGCCAGCACAAAGCCAACGGGCAACAAGAAACCTCAATCACTTGGCGTGCTCGAAAGTCACATCCAACTCTCCACCCCACTGCGAATCATCAGAAGGCGAATATGACCAAGTAGCCTTGATGCCATCCCATGTATCAGACTGCTTACCATCGATCAGCCGCGTGCCATTGATCTTGTTGGAGACCGAACTAGGCATATCCAACTTGTCGCACACGCAGTCAAACACCTTCTCGCTAGCAGACTCGTCAGAAGTCCCGTCAGACTCGACATCAATATCCAACGAATCAGAATCAGCCGTGATCGACACGTACGAATCATCATCCGAATCGCACTCGTTCATCACCTGAACGAAATCCACGCTCGAAGCCGTGGAGGCCGAACCCAATACGTTCACCAGCAATCCCAGCAGGAAGAAGCCGCCAAGCACGTCGAACACCGCCATGACCACCAATCCGGCAACGGGGACGCTCACGCGCTTCATGCGTTTAACGGGCTGTTGCGGCGCGGCCTGCTGTGGCGTGGGTTGTTGCTGCATGGGCGGTTGAGGTGCGGGATGGCATTGGGGCTGCGTGGGCTGTTGCGGCTGGGCTGGTTGTGGTTCGCTCATGATTTCTCCTTGCTCTCGTAATATGTCTCAACAAGGATTATCCACCCAAACAGGCCGTAAACACGCATTAAGCGTTTCTCATACGGGGTATCCCCGTAAATACCCTCGCTTTTGAGACAGCACGTACCAAACCCGCGTGTCGGATTGGAACATGCGTTCGAGTGGATATATCATGCAAGTGAAAGACGAACACATGTTCGATTGGGGATATAAAAAGGAGGGCCACGCCCCGTCCTGCCAGATGAATGCGTGACCCTCGAAGAACACCTACAAGGAGGTGTTATGGTCTAGTCTACTCCTTCTTATCCTTTATGCCACGAACTGCATCAAGTAGTCCGAATGCGTTTCCGTATCCCAGAGCCTTGGCTAGATTGTCCAAATCATCCGTAGTCCAAGAAGCTAGACCTTTGATTCGTAGAGAAGCATAGGACTGGCTCTTGTCGATGATTCTTCCGGTTCTGGCCTGCGACCATCCGGCCTTGTCGATCATCGAAGCGACCGTCTCGGCTATTAGCTTTGTTGCGGCACTGGTTTCCTTGAGTTCGGTATTGCGTACCACTTTTGTTTCACCTCCTAACTCTATTGAGTTTATTTGTTGACATATGTAATGGTAGGAACTAGAGCGGTACGACACGCCGATAAATCTGTAAATAGCTCTATTGAGTTGACAAACAATAAAAAACGATTATTCTTAGTCTCAGAAGTTAGCTCAATAGAGTTAAACAACGAGGCTGAATAGGAAAGGAGCAACGAGCATGACGTTTCAGGAATCAATCTCGAAGGCGATTGAATCCCAGCGCAACCGGCTGGGAATCACAGCGACGGAGCTTTCCAAACGGCTCGGAATTTCACGCCAGTACTATTACATGCTTAAAAGCAACGATGCCCTGTGGAAGATCGAGCAGCTAGGCAAAGTCGCATCCGCACTGGAACTCAAATCAGTATGGGAGCTTATCGACTTAGCTAAGTTCGAGGATTCACTGAACACCACCATGAACGGCGAGTCCAATGAAGCGGAGCATGAGCAATAGGAGTCAGCGAAAGCGTCCTAGCCAGAGCCAAGAAAACCAACGAATGCACACCACTCATGCTCATAGGACTCTACAAAGCATTCGGCTTCCAACCCGGCGAAATCGCCCAAATCAAACAAACCGCCTAACCACACATGTCAAGGAACCCACAATGAAAATCACCACACCTCAAGGCATCCTCGAAGGCGACAACATCGAAGCCATCCTCAAAGAGCATGGATTCGACTGCCTGCATGGTGCCAACCTGAGCTACGCTTGCATGCATGGTGCCGACCTGCGCGGTGCCGACCTGCGCGGTGCCAACCTGCGCGGTGCCGACCTGAGCGATGCCAACCTGTATGGTGCCGACCTGAGCGATGCCAACCTGTATGGTGTCAACCTGCGCGGTGCCGACCTGAGCGATGCCAACCTGAGCGATGCCAACCATGTAAAACTCAGCATCGCCAAAACCAGCATCCTCCCGGACGAAAGCGACATCATCGGCTGGAAAAAAGCATACGTAGACGACACAATGCCACCGAAACCAGTCATCGTAAAGCTCCTCATTCCGGCCGACGCGCAACGCTCCAACGCCACTGGGCGCAAATGCCGCGCCAGCAAAGCGCGAGTGCTTGACCTGCAAGACAAGCAAGGCAACAGCCTCCCACCGGACACCACGGCATACAGCGAATACGACACAGACTTCACGTACAAAAAAGGCGAAACCGTGCACGTCGAAAACTTCGACACAAACCGGTGGAACGAATGCGCTCCAGGCATCCACTTCTTCATCACCCGCATCGAAGCAGTCGAATACTAAGGAGACTCCAAATGAACAATAAAATCCAGCCTTTTGAATTCGAGGGCGCATCATTACCTGGTGACGGACGAGGAACGGAAGACAATATCATCCTCGAAACACAGCGCGGCAACCCCACCTCCACGCTTCCAGCCGACATCATCGAGGGAACCTGCAACGTCAGCAGGACGGTCAGGAAAACATTCCTCAGTCTGACCATGTACATCGACGGACTGTCACGACTGAACGTGCACGACCCGAACGCGAAACTCACCGCCAATGAGCTTGACAGGCTAGCGGACTTGCTTCACGAGCAGGCCGTACACGCAAGGCAACTGGCTACAGGGAATCGGGAACAGTGAGCGACTGTTTCAGCATCACCGCAATATAGGTCGTTTCGCCCTGCGGCAGAAGCTGAAAGCCCACCGGCTCCCAACCATCCATCTGCTTGGCCAGTTCCGGCACTGACCCGAGGAAATCAAGGGTAGCGCTCCGGGCCACCCCCGCCTCACCGGAGAACAGTTGCTGACTCTCCACGCAGAAAGTGACCAGACGGTATTCGTTTTTCATCAATTCACCCCCTTTCAATAAGGAACGATATGAACAACAGTATTCAACGGTTCGACTTCAAGGGCGCGGCACTGCGCACTCTGACCGACGAGAATGGCGAGCCGTGGTTCGTCGCCAAGGACGTATGCGACGTGCTTGAGCTCAGCAACGTAGGCCAAGCATTAGCACGCCTCGATAACGACGAGAAAAGTTCCATCACTTTAAATGATGGAACCCCCGGAAACCCGAACAGGGCAATCGTCTCCGAATCCGGCCTCTACGCTCTCGTTCTCGCATCCCGCAAGCCGGAAGCCCACGAATTCAAACGTTGGGTGACGCATGAGGTGCTGCCGCAGATCCGCAAGACCGGCGGCTACATTCCCACCAGCGACGATGACGATGACATGACCATCCTCGCGAAGGCCGTGATGATCGGACAACGCACCATGGAGGAACAGAAGCGTCGCATCGCCGCGCAAGAATCACACATCAAGGAACTGGAGCCGAAAGCCAAGGCGTTGGATGACTTCACGAACGTTCCCGATGCTCTGCTTGTCCGTGACGCGGCGAAACTCCTAAGCAATTCCGGCACGCGGATCGGTGAGCATGAGCTGCGTCAATGGCTCGTGGATAACGGTTGGATTTACCGGCAGTCCAACCAGTCATGGTGCGCGGCGTCAAGTCGCGTGAGGCAAGGCCATATGGTCATGGTGTCCTCCCGTTCCCACGGAATCCACAAGGATGGCACGCCATTCGCCTATCCGCCAACCCCGAAACTGACACGCAAGGGATTGGCGCTTATCCACCAGCGGTTGTCCGAACAAAGTTTCGAGCAAGTGCTTGACGCGGAGGTGGCGGCATGACGTTGTTGAATCCTCCGGCGCCACCGCATGAGTTCGTTCTTGACGATGGCGGGCACTGCGTCTTCCGTATCAATGATCGGAAAGGCGGGTCAATCGTTGAAAAAGATGGACTCAAGACGAGCACATTGTATGAGATTCCCGAATCGAAACTAGGCGCGTTCATCCAATGGGTCGCTGACGTTCACGGCCAATCAAGATAGGAGCAGGTTTTGACAGACAGGAAGGTTGTTGTCGAAGAGGAGATTTTCGACAGGCAGGAAGCTGCCAGGTATCTCAAGCTTGGAGCGGACAAGTTCGACAAACTGTACAGGGTGTGCGCCGACTATCAGGGCGGCAAGACCGTCACGTACAAGAAGTCGAAGCTTCTCGACCGTTACGACCAGGTGTGCGAGAGTCCACGGGAGGTTTCGGAATGACCGGCGCTCAGCCTGATGTCGCGTGGAGCGTCCAGACGGGCATTGACTTGGATGCCATGCTTGCCGCCCAACGCGATTGGATTGAACGGGTCAGACGTAAGACCAAACGGGACTATCAGCGGGACAAGCCGGTATTGCAGCGAGTGTACGAGTCGCTTCGCATGAAGTATGAGACCGGTTTCAGTACCAGTTCGTATCGGATTGCGGATGACCTGCAATTGGCTCAGAGCGTTGTCTACAGGAAGTTGCGCAAGCTTGTTTCCTATGGGCTTGCGGAAACGTTTCTGACGCATGGAAGACATTGTTTCAGGCCGACCGGCTTGGAACCGACGAAAGGATTTGATTGGAATGAATGACAGTGTTTTGGTGAAACTTGACCGGCTTTTCGATAAGTTGAAGACCGCAATCGACGGAGACGATTGGAATACCGTGCGCATTCTGGTCGCACAGATCGCATCACTCGTCAAAGTGGATGAAAAGTCACTGCCAGAAGAGCCGAAGGAGCAGGGCTTCTATGTCACCGCGAATGATGGTCGGCTCCTGCTTAAGGACATTGATGATGACTGGTCGGCGCGCACATGTGATAACTCGGCTGATCTCATCTGGAATGGCAATAGACAGTATGTGAAGTGGCCGACTGTCTGCGAAACGCTCCCGCCTGAAGCCTTCCCGCTGAGGCGAGTGAACACTGGGAGTGGCGATGACTGACCATGATTACTGGCTTGAAGACATGCAAGCAATGAAGAAGCGGAGGAAGCCGAACTACACGCGCCGCCGCATCCTCTTCGCCATCGCCAGCATCGGCCTCATCTCCAGCCTGACCATCATGCTCACCTGGCATGGAGGCAGCATGAACGCCGCGCTCATGGTGGAAGGCGTGTACATCGCCACCGCATTGTGGCTGATCGTCAGATTCGCGCCACGCGACTAAAAGACTTCCCACTGGCCGGCAGTCCCAACAAACAACCCAATCGGATTGTTCCGCAGGACACCCACGTTCACTCATTCGTCGGCCAGTGGGGAACATAACTGAATATCGATATTATCCACGCGCCTACGAATATCAATACCGCGCAGCAAATTACGTAGGCGCATTGGCCGCACATGGTTGTGGGATTCATGCCGGACTCCTTAAGTTTGACAACTCATGAATCACCTTATCCATCTCGCATTCAGGTTTTGACATTTCCTGTTGCCGTGATGTTGGCTGTGAACCCGTTCAGGTCGGGTTCCAACGGTTTCGCATCATTCACTGGCGTGCATCCTAACAGGTTCGACTCCTGTTGCGGCCACTGTCCCCACCGGTTAGTGCGATTGCCGGACTGGGGATTTGACGTGGATTGGATGACTCGGGGTCTCTGGTTCTTCTTCCCCTACGGGTCGCGGGTTCGATTCCCGCCCACGTCCGAAGCCGTCGTGAGACGGCCCATCATAATTGAAAACCTGGTTGACGGGGGAGCCTAAAAAATCATGTTCCAAAGTCGATTTCTCTAGGCGCCTACATACACACTCTCTCCCGTCAACCAATCGCTGGTGCAGGGAACGTGACCGCTGCTATCTCAGTCGTTCGATTCATCGGCGGTCAGATGGTTCGACTCCATCCACCAGCACGCAACCACAGAAAGGAAAACTCTCATGGACACCATCAACGTGAATGGCGAAACCTACACGAAAGTGCCGGACGAGATCAGCTTGTTCGGACGAACCTACCGGCTGGTGGAAGACACCATTCCGGAACCATTGGACGTGTCGGAATGGCATCCAATCGAACCGGATTACCGTATCACGCTCAGGGAATACATGACCCGACAGCATCCAGAAGACGCCAAGCGTAGCCTCACCGGACTGGGCCAAGTCGTGAAGAACACGATTCTGAATGCCGGTAAGGGAGACTTGTTGGAAGAGAACAGCAATGGTGCCATCATTTACGCCCGCTCGTTGTTCCCGCTTGTCGAACAGGGTTATAGGAAGTGGCGTTACCGGAAGAATGCCCACATTCTGGAACGGAGTGTGGCGGAAGCATGACGGAAGTGAAATTTCCCAGCATGGTTGACATGCCGGACAAGGAGTATTTCGCGCATCCGGCAATCGACCAGACTGGTTTGAAGAAGTTCATGGAGTCTCCCAGAGCTTACGCATGGCACAAGCTGAACCCTCTCGACAACAGTACGTTGGCGTTCGGCAAGGCCGCGCACAGTCTCATTCTCGGTAGTGGCCCGAAGGTCGAAAGGAAACTCGACGGGCGCACCAAAGCCGGTAAGGCACAAGCCGAACGAGCCAAATCGGACGATCTGATAATCCTCTCCGGCTCCGACTACGAGAAGCTTCAAAACATGGTGGATTACGCGCCGGACATGAACAGTCTCGTGGAAGGCAAACCGGAAATCGCCTTGTTCGCCATCGACCCGGATACCGGACTGGAACTGAAAGGCAAAGCCGACTGGCTGCCCGACCATCCAGACATGAACGGCGTCATGTGGTTGTACGACTACAAGACCACCGGCCATGACGTGCAGGACTTCACTGGTTCGGCATACAAGTTCGGATACCACATTCAAGCCGCCTTCTACATGATGCTGTACCGGCTCGTAACCGGATACCAGGGTGCGATGGGATTCAGGTTCGTCGTGCAGGAGAAGCAGGAACCATACGACTGGATGATTTGGGAACTATCGGAAAACGATCCCGAAATCTCACTTGTCGCCGTGAAGCAGATCCGTGAAGCGTTGGACAGGCTCAGCTTCTACTGGAAGAACCATATTCCGTTGGGAGACATGCTCAACCAAGGATTATCGAAGACGCCTATGCCTATCAGGTTCACTGACTGGCAGATGAACCATCTGATTGGAGATGATGACCAATGGGAAATGTGATAGCGAAGAACCGTAAAGCCTACGGTTATGATTACGCCGACTTGGGCAGCGTGGTCAACTATGTGACCGAAACGTTGAAGGTCAAGGTGCAGCAGAGCATCCGATACGATAATCTGCCCCAATATCCGAACGGGTATGGGTTCGTCGTATCCCGCTACTGGCAGGAGGACAGCAGGTCTTGGAGCGTGTTTGAAGCTCCCGTCCCGATCATCGTGGGTGATTCCGCCGGGAAACGTGAACAGCCGTTCATGCAACGGTATGGGAGTGCGGAAACCTATGCGAGAAGGTACAGTCTGCTCACCCTGTTCTGCTTGGCGACAAGCGATGATGACGGCCAGTTGGCTGGCTATCAGCGTGGCAATCCGATGAACGAGGAACTGCGCAAGCAGGTTGCCGCCTTGCTTGCTCAGGGGAATGTTCCAGCCGGACGTGAGTCCGAAGCCATCGGCAATCGTATCAAAATGCCTGTGAATTACGCAAGATTGACCGACTGGCAAGCCCAATTGTTCATCAACAGTTTCAAAAAGAATGAAGAAGTCAAGGAGGCCGCATAATGGCTGGAGAAACCGTAATCACCGTGGTGGGCAATCTGACCACCGACCCTGAGATTCGCACTTTGAGCAATGGCGGCACGGTGGCGAATTTCAGCATCGCATCCACCCCGCGCACCTGGAACCGTAACACGAACCAGTTCGAAGACGGTCAGGCTTTGTTCCTGCGCTGTTCGGCTTGGCGTGACCTCGCCACTCATTGCGCGCAGAGCCTGAGCAAGGGCATGCGTGTGATCGCGCAGGGCAGGCTCACACAGCATTCGTGGGAGGACGAGCAGCATCAGAAGCGCACTGCCGTGGAATTGCAGGTGGATGAGATCGGCCCGAGCCTGCGGTATGCGACGGCTCAAGTGCAGAAGATTCAACACGGCGGCTATCAGGGTGCCCCACAAGCCGGTTTCAATAATCCTCCATCCAATGGGTTCCAACAGTCGCAGCAGGCCGGTCAGCAGCCCGCACAGTCTCAACAGTTGGGTGGAGACCCTTGGGCGTCGAACAATAATCAGCCTTCCGACTTCGGCAGTTTCGGCGGCAACACGGACGAGTTCTAATCCAGACTAAAAGGAACCAACATGGCAAACATCATCCCATACAGGGAGTTTCTGAAAAGAAAGGAGCTGCGCGAGCAGGAGACTGGCATCACCGTTAGCCCGCAACAGCTCCACCCATCCCTGTTCGACTGGCAGAAACGTATCGTCACATGGGCTTGCAAAGTAGGACGTGCAGCCATATGGGCCGATACGGGTCTTGGTAAGACCAGAATGCAACTCGAATGGTTACGGCAAGTCTGCGCCGGACATGGGACGGGGCTTATTCTAGCGCCGTTGGCCGTATGCCAGCAAACCATCCGCGAAGGCGCCGCAATCGGCATGGAAGTGCGTTATGTGCATGACATGTCGGAAGTCTCTGACGGATTCAACATCACGAACTATGAGCGTGTGCCAAAACTCGACGTGTCCAAATTCAATGCGGTCGTATTGGACGAGGCTTCGATTCTGAAACAGTCGGACGGCAAGACCCGCAAAATGCTGATCGACACGTTCAAAGATACGAAATACCGTCTCGCCTGTACCGCCACACCGGCGCCGAACGATCCGGAGGAACTATGCAATCAGGCCGAGTTCCTTGGATACGCCACCCGTGTGAAGATGCTTGCCACGTATTTCGTGCATGACGGGAATATTTGGCGTTTGAAAGGTCACGCGGTTAAGCCGATGATGCGGTGGATGTCGCAATGGGCCATCGCATTGCGCAAGCCATCCGATATTGGCGGTGATGATGCGGGATATGAGTTGCCCGGATTGAACCAGACCGTTGATGTGGTGGAATACCACGGCAGCATCCCGGAAGGCCAATTGTTCGCCGCCGACCTTGGTGGTGTCGGCGGCCGTGCGAGAGTCCGTAAGGAAACGCTTGTTGACCGTGTGAACCGTTGCGTCGATCTTGTCAATAACGAGCCGGGCGAACAGTGGATTATCTGGGCTGGATTGAACGACGAGGCGGACATGCTGAACAGGCTTATCCCCGGCAGTGTGAATGTGAAAGGCTCCATGTCGCCGGAAGACAAGGCCAAGGCGTTCCTTGACTTCGCTGATGGGAACATTCCAGTGCTTATCACGAAGGGTTCCATGGCGTCGTTCGGTTTGAACTGGCAGAACTGCGCTCGAATGGCGTTCTGCGGTTTGAACGACTCGTGGGAATCCTACTACCAGTCGATACGCCGCTGCTACCGGTTCGGACAGAAGCGCGTGGTTGACGTGCATGTGGTGGTTTCCGATTTGGAACGCGAGATAGCGGAGAACATCACCCGCAAGGAACAGCAGGCCACTCATTTGAGTGACGAACTGGTGAAGACGATGAATGAATCAAACTCTTTCGGAAAGGCCGCATGATGGTCGATGAAATGTATATGACCGATGAAGCCAAAGGCAAGGATTGGACGCTATGGCTTGGCGACTCGTGCGAACGCATGGCGGAAATGGCTGACAACAGTGTTGATCTGAGTGTGAGCAGCCCGCCGTTCGCAAGCCTGTACGTGTACTCCGATTCAACCCGCGACTTGGGCAACAACAGTTCCCGTGAAGAGTTCATCGAGAATTACGGGTACATCATCCGCGAACTGTTGAGGGTCACGAAGCCGGGCCGTATCGCTTGCGTGCATGTGCAGCAGGTTGTGACCACGAAGACCGCTGACGGCGTGGTTGGATTGACCGACTTCCGTGGTGATGTAATCCGCGCTTACGTGGAGAACGGTTGGATTTTCCACGGCGAAGTCACCGTGAACAAGAATCCACAGGCTCAGGCGATTCGCACGAAAGCCCAAGCCCTCATGTTCGTCACGAAGAACAAGGATTCCAGCATGAGCCGTCCCGCGTTGGCTGACTATCTGCTGATGTTCCGCAAGCCCGGCGACAATCAGGTGCCGATCAAGAATGATGTGAGCAACAATGAATGGATTGATTGGGCGCAGCCGGTCTGGTGGAACATTCGAGAGACCAACACGCTGAACGAGCGTCTTGGCCGTGAGGATACCGATGAACGCCACATCTGCCCACTGCAATTGGATTTCATCGAACGGTGCATCCGCTTGTGGAGCAATAAGGGAGAGCTTGTGTTCGACCCGTTTGGCGGCATCGGCTCGACCGTGTACGAGGCCATCAAACTTGGCCGCAAGGGCATGAGCATTGAATTGAAGCCTTCCTATTGGGATGCGTCGGTGAATCTGATGCGCGATCTTGAAGAGAAGCTTGGAGAGGCGACACTGTTCTGATGGTTCCGCTTTCTGGGATGACCGAACCCGCATGGTGCGACAAGCATGGGGTCGAATATTACGGCCCCACTTGTCCTGAATGCGAGTCGGAAGCCGAAGACTATTGGGAGGATATTGGAGACGCGAGCATATGGGACTTATGACCACCTATGATTTCGACATTCCAGGCGAACCCGTCGCGAAGGGCCGTCCACGATTCTACGGGTATCGGGCTGTGACCCCCCAGCATACGAGGGATGCTGAGGAACTGGTGCGGAACCAATTCCACATGTTCTACCCTCATGCCGAACCATTGGACGGGGACATACTGATGATTCTCATGTTCTATAAGGGACGTCATGGGAAACCGGATTTGGACAATCTGGAAAAGCTCGTCAAGGACGCGTTGAACGGTTTGGCCTACGTGGATGACCAGCAAGTGAAACTCACATTGTGCGCCATGCTGGAACCCGACCGTATGGCATGGGGACAACGGGCGAAACGGCTTGTCAAACGTCGGCAGGGAATGCCGTTGACATACGGCGGCAATCCTTATGAGCCGCATACGGAAATCCATATAGAACCCTTGCATGACATTCACGGCGGGTTGGAAAGTCTCGTCAGAAACACGAAGGAGATGATAAGCGATGTCGGAAACCAGCCTGAATACCGGTGAGATGCTGTTCCAACTGCGTGTCTGGGATTACTTGGCTTGGGCGTTGGACGATAAGCGTCTCGACCATGTTGAGAACCTGTACTACAAGGGGCGGCCGATCAGTGTTTCGACGTTCGCCAATCCGAACGTGCCGATGGTGAAATGCTTCGATAAGGCCGAACTGTTGGCTGGTGACATTGATTCCGAATATCCGTTCGTCATACAAGCCGATGGCATGTTCGATGCTGACGTGATGGAAGAGCGTGAGTGGATCGCGTCTCAACCCGTGTACACGAGTCTGAGCGTGTGGGACAAGTTCGAGACACTGCTACCGGCCAAACCGTCTATGGAATGCGTTGACTCCGGCACTCGAATGTTCATTCGATTCACGTTGGGTGAATTGGCGGGCATGTTGAACAGTGGATTGCCGCTCGGAGGTGGACGATGATTCTTCCAGCAGTCAGCGTCAACGGCATCCATTTGAGCAGCCAACAGCATGAGGCGCTTGTCAGCATATGGCGTACCGGTCGAATGCCGGAAGCTCAAACAGGTCAGAAACCGTGGCTGTGGATTCAAGCGCTCAGACGGCGCGGCTTGGTATCCGGCAATGCGCTCAGACTGACCGACAAGGGACGCCATATCGTCCAACTCCTACAGGACAGGAAAGCATTCCGGTCTCAAAGCACCGCCGACAATCCACACTACGGAGCTTACTGGGACGCCTACTACGCCGACCAGTCCACATACCCGTACAAGCCGACGTTGGAAATCATTTGCGAAAGGAACTGTGATGAAACTTGACCCGCCACCGGACTTGGTTGAAATCGCTGAAGCCCTGGACGCGATGGCGAAACCACACGTGGGAAGCGGCTGGGCGAACACCAACTACACCGATCTGCCCTGCACCACGCCACGGCAGGAGGCCATCTGGATGGCATACAACGGAATCACAAGAGGAGAGGATTAACGGGCGATGTGGTTCAAGGTCGATGATGGGTTCTGCATGAATCCGAAGACGGCGATGCTGTCCAATGACGCCACCGCATTATGGCTTCGTTCAGGCACGTGGGCCGCGCAACAGCTGACAAAAGGACGTGTCCCAGCGAACATGATTCCCATGTTCCGTTGCTCCGATGATTCGGTTCAGGAACTCTGCGATGCGGGCTTGTGGGAGTATGACGCCGACAAGGACGAATACGTGTTCCATGATTGGGCTGACTATCAGCCGGACGGTGACGAAGTGGATGCCAAGCGCAGGAAGCGGAGTGAAGCTGGCAAGAAGGGTGCGAGCCGTCGTTGGAAGAAGCCCGAGAATGGCAAAAATGGCAAACCGATGGCAAATGCTATGGCAAACGCATGGCAAACCGATGGCAAATGCCATGGCAAACCAATGGCAAACGCATGGCAAGACGATGGCAAACCGATGGCAAACGCATGCCCCGTACCCGTACCCGTACCCGATAAGAAAGAAGAAGAATATTATTCTTCTTCCAAAGAAATGACACTTGCCATGTTCCAAGACTCCACGGAGTTGACGGCGGCGGACAGCATGATGCGAACCGCTTACCCGAACTTGGATTTACAGGATGCTTGGAACGCTTTCTCCGTCCGCCACTATGCCAGAATCAGCACCGTGGGGGATTGGATACGCCTATGGCGTGGCTGGTGTGAGAACCGGGCGCAAATGGGTGGTATCCCACCGTCGAAGCCACACGTCCACACTTGGGCTTGCGAACACACGTTGAAAGCCTTGCACCTCCAATCGCAGGATGACGTGACCGACATGGCGTCAGCCGTCAAAAAAGCCAATGAGCTAAACCAGAAGGAAGAACCCTAGTGAAATACATCAGCCTGTTCAGCGGCATTGAAGCAGCAACTGTCGCATGGCAAACACTCGGATGGGAGCCAGTCGCATACGCCGAAATCGAACCATTCCCCAAAGCAGTACTCAAACACCACTATCCGAACGTCCCAGACTTAGGGGACATGACGAAAGTTAATTGGAAGGAATACCACCATGCAGCAGATGTCGTTGTGGGAGGAAGCCCCTGCCAGGCATTCAGCATCGCCGGACTCAGGAAGGCTCTGGACGATCCACGCGGCCAGCTCATGCTCGAATATCTCCGAGCTTGCGCAGAAATTGATCCGGAATGGATCGTATGGGAGAACGTGCCCGGAGTACTGTCGGCTGAACGCGGACGGGCTTTCCAGTCGCTCCTTGAAGCCGTGGCCGAACTCTGGCCTGATGGGGGGGGTGCATGGCGAGTGCTGGACGCTCAGTTCTTCGGTGTGGCCCAACGACGCGAGCGTGTGTTCCTTGTCGTCAACACTAGAGACTGGCGACGTGCCGCCCCGGTTCTTTTTGAGCGCGAAAGCCTGTGCTGGGATTCTGCGTCGAGCCGAGAGAAGAGGGAAACCCTTGCCGGTGGAACTGCGAACATCATTGGAAACGCAGATTCACACGTTGGAGAATGCCTGACACCCGGCGAGAGCCAGGCTCGCCGCGTGTATGCGGCTGACGGCGTGATGCCGACGTTGCAGGCGCGTGAGCATGGCGGACAGAACCAGCAGGCGGTCATGCTGGACTTCCACCAGCAGGATGGCCGTTTCAAAGTGTCGAACCATCCAGAAGTGTCGAACACTCTCACCAGCCACATGGGAACCGGTGGAAACAACGTTCCACTTGTGAAAGCGTTCAATCCGACATTGAGCACTGACCATAATCCAGCCGTCTACGAGGTGGCAGGAAACATCATCGGTCGCGGAGCAATGAACGGCGGGAATCAGCTTGGTGTTGCCGACCCGGACGAAAACGGCGCTTTCACATTGACTTCCACTGACAGACATGCGGTGGTTGAAATCGAGAGAGAGAGAGAAGTGATGTGCAGTGCGGACAGTCAGGCGAACGCGGCACGGTGCTTTAATCTTGCGCCGACGCTGATGGCACATGCAGGGAAAGACGCCCCATTCATCTATCCGACAGCCGATGGGAGAGACTAATGGCCCTTACCTTCAAGATACGCGGTGGAGGAACGGGGGGGGGTAAGGGATTTCTGGGACAGGAAGAGCTTTCCGCCACGCTCAGCACACGCAACGACCAGTTTCTACATACGGAGGATTCGATGAATGGTTTGACGGTTCGCAGGTTGACGCCGTTGGAATGCGAAAGGCTTCAAGGTTTCCCGGACGGATGGACGGATATTCCGTGGAAGGGGAAGAAGCACGCGCCGGATAGTCCACGCTACAAGGCGCTCGGTAATTCGATGGCGGTTCCTGTCATGAGATGGATAGGTGAGGGCATCCAATTGGTTGAAGACAACAAGGGATTGTTCCAGGAGAACCCCAGTGAGCAGTGACAATCCATCCAAGGAGACGTGCCGCATGGTTGATGATCGTGATGGGAGACGTTGCGTGCGTTGTGGCCGAAGCTTGTATGCGGTTGGTGGTTCCCGGCATCATCGGAAACTCCGTAGCCAATGCACGAGGGTGGAGAAGCATCAAGTGCAGAATCTGATTCTGCTTTGCGGTTCGGGTACGACGGGCTGTCATGGTTTCGTTCACATGCATCCGACTATCGCTTATGAGAACGGATGGTGTGTGAAATCGTTTCAAGACCAGTTGGAAGTGCCGGTACGGACTTGGCATGGACTCGTGTATCTCACCGCAGACGGCAAATATTCATCGACAAAGGAACAATCAAATGACTGACAATATCAATCCATCACATTACAAGGATGGCCCGTTCGAGTGCATCGAACTCAGCCGACTGCTCTCAAGCGATTGGGGCCAAGCCGTGCAGTATTGCTTCCGCTGGCAGCACAAGAACGGTGTCGAAGACCTCAAGAAGGCGCTCTGGTTCATCAATGACGCAATCACGCATAATGTGCCGTTCTTCGCCGCGTGCTGCAAACGGAACGCCGACATTCTCGAAGCTCAGGCAATCAGGCTTCTTGGCATCCTACAGGCCGAGAACTGGGCTGATCTCGAACAGTTCTGGCGGAACCTCAAGTGGGGAGACCGCGTGGACGTGCTCGAAGCCCTCACCGACAAGATCAATGAAATCGAAAAGGAAGGCAAGTAATCATGGAACATATCGTGCAGTTCGCCATCGGCATTGACGACAAGGCCATTCAGAACCGTATCGAGGAACACGCTTACAGTGACGTGCTCAACAAGCTCACCAAAAACGCCGTGGACAGTGTTTTCTCGCATTCCAGCGCGTATTCGCGGGACATCATGTGGGAGCGCCTGATGGGGGAAGCTTTGCAAAGCTTCCTCGAAGAACGCAAGGACGAGATCATCGACAAGGCAGCGAACACGCTCGCAGACCGGTTTCAACGGACGAAGAAATATCGGGAAGCCATGGGAGACGCCATCGCAAAGGATGGTGAGTGATGAACCGGGACCGGGTAATCATCGTCGCGATCATCTGCATGACGATTATCGGCATCGCGTCCACCGTATCGCCAGCCGGTTCCAGCGGGAAAACCGGCGCGGGCTTCCAGATGGAAACCGTCAAGACCGGTGACGTGACATGGGCGTGTTTGAAGCATGGCGGCGAATACATCGGCTGTAGCACGGTGGAGACGGTCAAATGAGTGTTTTCACAGGCAAGACCGGCTACATCGTCTGGCCGCAAGGCGATACGGGAGTTCACACATGCCGCGTGTACGAGTCTCTGGATGAAGCTGTGGGCGCGGCACATTCCAAAGCCGACTTCCACCACAGGCCGTATGACGTGCGTACCGCTTATGAGAGTCCGGTAAGAACTATCAAGACAATCAACCCAAGGAGGCACCAATGAGCGACAACCGTAACTACAGTGTGATTACGAACTTTGGATGCCACTGGCAGTGCCCGTATTGCATCGTGCGCAACACTGGAATCCAAATAGCCGAGACCCGTATGGGAGCCACCTATGACACTGTGATGGATTTGGCTGACTCCGGCAAAATGAAATTCCTCAGCTTCAGCGGTGGTGGAGACCCATTATGGGGGCTTGATATTCGCCGTGCCTACTGGTATGCGTCGATCACCCGGAGCTTGTACGAGTACGACATCGAAACCGAAATGCACACCAGTATGCCAAGCATGGTTAAGCGAATGTACAACCTGGCGCCCGCAGTCGAGTTTTCGAGAATCGTCTACCATCTGCGGAACGTCAACATGATTCGCAATCTCGACTCCATCGACGGGGAGATGATACGAGTCGTTTTCGTGGTCACACCTGATTTCACCAAGGACAAGCTCGACGCGATAGTTAAAGCTGTGAAGGACAACCCGTCTGTGGACGAGTTGAGTTTCCGTCAGATGGTCAAGCCGGATTACAGCATCGACCACACTTGCGAAGACTATCTGCGCGAAGGCCATAAGAAGGAGTGGTGGTACATCACTCAAGGTGATTACAACCATTACATCGTCAACGACCGGATTTCGGACAAATACGAGGATTTCAGGATAAGCCGTGAGGATTTGCCTGACTGGTTACTGGAAAGCGACTACAGACAAGGAGCCATCTATGAGTGACAAAGTGCGGGTAGGCGCAACCACTATCAAATTCGATGTCGTGGCGTGCGGTATGACGCAAGCGACGGCGCGTGTGAAAGTGCCTATCTATGTGGATGGTGGCGATGACATCGGCAACCACATGTCTGGGGTTGTCAGTGCGCGGGTGCCGGACGATTTCGATAAGAGGGTGGAACACGCATTGCAGGTGTTCGCGGACGCACTACAAGCATCATTCGAGGAAGAAGGAGAGTGAAATGTTGAGAAGCATTGATTTCAAAACAATGCCTTACCTGTTCACTGACAAGGCTGGTACTTGTCTGACTGTGGAGTTCGACGGGAGGGAATTGGATGACATCTACGCGCAGGTGAAAGCCATGTACGATCTGGAACCTCACCATAAGTCCGACTCTGACATGCCGACCGAACCGGGCTGGTATGTGACTCGGGATGGTGAAGACCTGTTGAGCTTCGACGGTGACGCTTGGCATATCCACAATGTCAAGTGTGATGCGCAACTGTTCGCGGACGGTGATTTGGACACGATGGATTGGAGTGTGGTCAAACGCACGTTCGACGCTGACTCGTTCCCACTGGTTTACGTCGATTTTGAAGATGTGTCTCGTGCTGAACGCCGGTTGGCTAACCTTGCCGACTTTTTACATACGCTCATTCATGAATGTGAGACAGTGCGAAACAAACCATCTTCCGACCAGCGGACGAAAGACATTGAGAATGCCGTCTGCGGGACGGGAATCAACTTCGGCAAAGACCTGCTTGCACGATTGGAAAACGGGGTGTTCGACCATGAATGTGCATGACCATATCACCGACTGGCAGCACCTGCCATCGTCATTCCTCGCTGGCAAGCGTGCGATAGCCACCACCGTTGAGGGAACCACTATCGACGGTTTCCTCCAATCGATGACCACGAAGTTCAGTAACGGCAGCGGCAGCATGGTGCAACTGTTTTTCGGGGGAGTGTTCCAGCCGGTCATCATCAGTCTCAACGGTGGTGAGAACCAACTATGCAGAGCATACGATTCGATACTTATACTCAACGAGGTGAAGCGATGAATAACCAATACGCGGTCAGCATCCGTCATATCTACACCATGCCGGATGAGACATTCAATGGATATGAACTGGTCTTATGGGGTTGGGATGTGATCGAGAACACTTGGCTTTTCCGTGCCACACGCGACTATCCGATAAGCAAGAGAGTATCAAGGGGAGATGCGTTGTGGAAGGCTCTCGGGGATGCTCAGAAATTGGCGCGGATATTCCAATGCAAGAACTATGCGACCAACGAAGAAGGAATGTGGGGGAGCCATGAATGATGTTGACGATTCTGACCATGAGCTGACCGACGAGCAGCGAGACAAGCTACGCAAGGCCATCGGAGAAATCATCGGAGACTTCACCCCTTGGATATTGTGCGTGGACACCACGCCGATAATCGGGGATTCACGAGTGTCTTATTCCTCGAACGTTTCAAGCGAGCACGCGAGTGTCTACGAGCTTATCGGACTAATGGAATCCACAAAAGCAGACTTCCTACAGTAAGGAGCAACCAATAACTGACCTTGATAAGCGCATCCGCGAATACGCGAAGTGGAGGACGGTTCTTGACTGCCTGTATCCGCATGCGTTCCCGCTTACACCAACCACTGCGCCATATCCGTTGAAGGGTGAGTGATGTTCGGACGGAAGAAGAAAAAGCAGGAGGAGCCGAAAAGTTACCTCAGATGCCCATACTGCGGTCACGCGCCGACAATTGTCACCGGCAAATGCACGTATCACAATCCACGTCATACTGTCTACCGGTATGAGTGCGACCTTAGGTGCCTTCAAGGCGAGGTGTGTCAGATTGCCGAAGCTGCGTTCGACTCGTGGGTACGCATTGTCGCCCGCTATTACGACGCGGAAAATGCTATCAGACAATTCCGCAAGGAGAGGAAATCATGAGTCTGGCTGATGTTTGCTGGAATATTTCAAGCGTGTTCATCGTCATCACATTGGGTGTGATAGCGATACTCTGCGTGCTCATGCTATTAGGCGTATTCGTATGCATCTTCGACCATGACGATAACCACAGGAACGATAAGAACAGTAAAGGAATAACAAATGGCTACGAACGTGAGTGAAAAAGACAAGACGTTGAACGAGATCATCGACTGGTGCGAGAACCAGCGGAGGAAAATCCTTGCCGACATTGAACCAGCGCCGGGAGAGGATGCGGAAGAAGCCTATGCCGATTTGAAGTCGGTCATCCGGTCTGACAATCCGATAATCAAATATTCCAACGACCTGCTTGATGGCAGTGAGGCTTTCGTGTATGGCGTCATAATGCAAGCTCGACTGCTTGACCATATCATCGACCACTGCCGGTCCATGCTCGGCTATTCCGGCTCGATGCCTTCCGAGGTGCCTAACCAAAGCGAGGACGCGGAGGAATAGTCATGTGGTTCAAACGCAAACACAACGAATACGGGTGTCCAATGTGCGGCAGACTACCCAAAATCGTTAAGGGCTGTACACAGGAAGGGAATTACATCAAGTCGATATATCGGCTCCGATGCCCGCGAAAACACATCTCTACGAGCTGGTATGACGACCCAGCATACGCAAGCAGTCAATGGAAACAAGTCGTGGACGAATACAAGGGGAAGGATACGAAATGAGCGCTCAATACAAGGTTTGCCCACTGTTTTGGAGTGATTACGGCGGTAAGCGCACCTTGATGAATATGGGTGCGTTTGAAGAGTTGCTGAACGAGGGTTGGCAGATTCTGCGGGTGGATACCATGCCGCCAACGGAATTGCGTGATAACGCCGTCACAGCGACGAACGTCTACATCCTTGAGAGGGAGGCTAATGATGATTAGTCAATACGACAAGGACATGTGTTGCCTGTATATCGCTGAGGGAATGAGCCGCATCTGGAGCCAGCAAGGGGGGAACCAAGAGGTTCCCCGAATGCTTGAATCATTGGCCGATAGGAAGCTCATGAAGCGTGTCCATGGCGGGTATGCGATCACGCTCAAGGGCCTGTTGGCAGTCAAGGCGTGGAGACTTCACCTGTTCCTGTTCCATCACCACGATGAATACAAGTACTTCAGGAGGAAGAAATGAGCAGGGCTGAGACCACCGCCATGCTGTCCAAGCTGGTGGAGAAGAGGTTGAGGAATCAGACCGCTTTTTGGGCGAGCGAGGTCAATTTCGACCGTAACACGCCCGACGAAAGGCGCGTGGACTACGTGGGCTTCAAGCCCTGGAACATCAACGGTGAGCCGGTGCCCGCAAGCGTCGAGAAAGGCTGCTTCGAGTTCTACGAGGTCAAGTCATGCATGGCTGACTTCACTAGCGGCAACGGACTGACGTTCTACGGCGATCAGAACTATCTGGTCTGCACGAAGGAACTGTGCGACGAGATCGTATGGCAGAAGATGGTGCCGGAGCGCGTTAACGCGATCCTGACACCGGATTCGACCGGCTCGAAACTGATTCTCGACTATGTGCAGTCCTACAACGACATGTCGTACCGGCGGCGTCCGGCAAGTGAAATCCTGTGGGCCATGATCGAAGCGAACGGAAAGAGGACGAATTGAGCATCGCAGAGGATGAAGCCGAAAAGGTGTACCCGACCGAGTACTGGAATGACGGTTCGGGCTGCAAGAAGGTTTTCGCTGCCAATACTGACGATTTGCAGGAAGCCTATATTCGAGGCCGCGAAGCGCCACCGTCTGACGTTGAGGTGGAGGCCGTGGCAAAACGCTTGCTATGGCGAAGCTGCAAGAAGTGGGATGGCATCGAAAGCGACTGTGCGGCGAAAGACGAGGACGACGCATGGGATTACGCGGGGCAAATCTGCGGCTATCAGGAAGACTACATCGAGCGGGCGAAAGAAGTACTCGAAGTGGCACGTAAGGCGGTGACGGAATGAAGGCTGTTTTGATTGTTTTGTGGAAGTCGGTGGATTGATGATCGAAGAACCTACCGCCGACGAGATCATGAAAATGTTCGCGGTTGACATAGCGGTTCTTCGTCGTGGTAGGCGCAAGCCGTCTGAGAAGCCGCCAGTCGGAAAGAAGAAGGCGAAAGCGTCGAAAAAGCCGGTCAAGCTTACTGCGGAACAGCTCGCACGGAAACGTGAGCACACGCGACAGTGGCGGATGACACACCGTGAGCAAGTCTTGGAATGCAACCGCCAATACAAGCTTGCGCATCGTCCGGCATTCCACCATTTCAGCCGTGAGGAACAGGCGGCCTACGAACGCAACTACTACCTGCTTCATCCCGAGAAGAGAAAACGGAAGCGGGAGACTGTTTGAGACGTTAATCCAATACCGGTTGCAAGGTTGGGTGCAACCGGTATACTAGACATGTTCCGGCATTAATCGCACGCCTTCGGGCACCGGTGCGGAATCAACATACCATGATTTTGGAAGGCGTGCGATTGGCTGACTGCAAACTGTTGCGTTGCGGGCGTGAACGAGACGATACCAGGCAACTCTGCCCCGAATGTGAACAGCGGCTCCTAGCCGACTTGGAATGGTTCACGAAGAACATCGGATTTTTGGAAACCGACAAGATGAACCGCATCAACAAGAATCATGACGCTGATGGTGGCGGGGGAGGATACTCTGATAATCCACCGTTGAGGGAGCAAGTGTTCGACCTGCTGTATGAGGGAGACGAACGGGATGATAGCGTGTGGGGCACACTATCCGCGTTCGCTAAATGCTTAGGCGTCGAATACCTGAATCACGATCCGTTGAACGTGTTGGCGCAGCGGATAGCCGTGAAGAAAACCAAGCAAGGCGAACCCGCGTGTCTATGCTCAACGGCAACACCCGTGTACGCGCTTGAAATCCGCATCGCCCGCGACAAATGCCAGCGCCTGTTGAATCAAGGCCATACGGTCAGCTTGGGCAATTGCCCCAACACCGACTGCAACATGCCACTATCGGCTGACGAGACGGCAAAGCAAGTCAAATGCCGTGGATGCAGGAACGTTTGGAACATCAACTTTTTAAGGACACTCATGCAAGACAAGATCAAACACAGCACTTACACGGGGACTGCTTCGGACATTAGAAGCAAACTCCAACAGGCTGGATACCTCGTATCCGCGAACACGTTGAAATCATGGGCGCACAGGGGCAAGCTCACCCCGGTACGCAAGGAAGGGCGGCATCCCATCTACCGTATCGCGGACGTGTACATGCTGATGCAGCAAACCAATCCAGTGGACGATATTTGGGGACTCGTCGGAAAGGATGCAAAGTGAAAATCGACCTATCGAATCCGCCATACGCCGTCAGGCTCAATGAACTTGGATTCGCATACTCGCACACCGACCGTGAGAAAGGCGTCATCGTCTACACTCATACCGACCCCAGACTGGTCGGCTCTCCATGGATTAACTGTTGGGATGACATGGAATGCATCATCGACTTCGAAGATGAGAACTGCATGAAACCATTTTCATTCACGTTCAAGAACCTTCGCAACGGCGTCAGCAAAACCATTATGGCAAGTAACCTCGCCACCGTGGAAGAGGTCACGCGTTGACCACCATCACCATCACCGACAATGGCAAGACCCTCACCTATCACGCGCATCACATGCGCGACGTGATCGAACCAGTCAAACAGTACGGCATGTTCGGAGAGCAATTGGATGCGAAGAAAAAGCTCCACACGCTCACTTTCTACACGGAGGACTAATAATGCGAGTCAACATCGACTGCACGCCAATCCTCCTACTGCTATCAGGCATGTTGGCACTGTTGAAAATCAGTGGCCAATTCCCCTACTCATGGATATGGGTATTGGCACCAATCTGGATACCACTACTCGCATTGGCGGGTATCGTAATCATTCTCATAATCGCCTGGCTAATCGGTGTCATCGGCGTGCTCATTCTTGAAAAGTTCGGAGACTAAATTGCAGATCAGCGGTAAGACAAACAATATTGGCTACGCTCACGCGAACGATGGTGGAGCAGACCTACGTTCCAACGAGGATACGATCATCTGCGCGGGCAGTCAGACGCTCGTGCATACGGGCGTGAGACTGGCTATTCCAGCCGGATATGTCGGACTGGTCTGCCCACGTTCAGGATTGGCGTTGAAGCATAATATCACCGTGATGAACGCGCCCGGCGTAATCGACGCGAACTATTGTGGCGAAGTCGGCGTAATCCTCAGAAACATGGGTGAACAGGCGTTTGAAATCCATGAGGGAGACCGGATAGCGCAAATCGTGTTCCTACCATACGCGCACATGCAATTCGAGCCAGTCAACGAACTGGATTCTACTGAACGTGGCGAGAAAGGATTCGGCAGCAGCGGCATCAAGTAGCCGCCATATCAAAGGGAAGCAGGATAAGTCATGAGAATCTACATCGTCACCGCTGATATCGATAACTTTGGGGACATTCCATGCTATGGAAGTTTCGTCAGTGTCATGGGCGTTTACGCCACGCGAGAGCAGGCGGTCAAACGTGTGCGCAATCTCAAACGTAGAAAGTTCGCGCTCAAACACAAAGAGCATCACGGCGACAAGGGCGTGTATATCGAAGAGTTCGAGTTGGACTCCAACTGCCAAAAATTCATCGGAGGCTATTCGGAATGAGTAAAAAGGCCATCATCAAGGCTGAACAGTTGAACGCCACGCACTTAGGCGAGAAAATCATCATTCTAGACAATTGCAAAACCGTCATGTCAGGAAAACTCAAGGAGTTAAGAGCGTCGCAATACTCCATGCCAGTGTACAGCAACGATATCGAAGCCGTGCCCGACGGCTATGGGAACATCACCATTGCCCCGAAACTGAATTACGAAACTGTCACTGACATCATCATGCACCTGTCGAATCAGCTTAACGACGATATCAAGGCGACCGTGCGTGGTGACACAGAACTGGTAATCGAAGTCAACGAAAAGTAGGGGAGTATGACGGAAAACACCACCAGTAAATCAACGAACGAACTGCTTATGCGCGTGATCGCCGTGGAATCGCCGGAACTGTTCGACGGAAGCGAGGACGAGCCGGTACGAGTGACCAGCTACAACTACAGCGAGTACTGCCCAGCAGCCTGTGAGACATGCGGCGACGAACCCGAAATGCTGACAATCGGGTATGTGACGCGCAACGGGCGGGAGGGTAGCGAAACCTACGATTATTTCGGACTACCAAGAGTGCTCGAAGCATTGGACGAGTGGGACAAGCAGCACGGGAAGGCGGTGGAGAACCGTGGATGACACTTCAGTCACGAAGAGTTTCGTCTTTACAGGTGACGGCAAGCCGTCCCCAGATCTCTCGAATTTCGAGCCTTTTGGGCATATTGACGAGGACACACCCAAGTACAGTGCGATCATGATTATCGAGGATGAAGGCGTATACATTCCCGTGATCTACAAGGAATGCCGCGTGGACCTCGACGTTGATAACCCGACGATTCACCCGCTATCAGGCCCATGTATGGAGTGCTGCTGCTACAGTACGCCGGAACTTGCCATGAAAGCCGGTATGCGCATCTACGGGAACATGTTGAAGGAAAACAGATGAAGTGGTTTACCAGTGACTTGCATTTCGCGCATCCGTTCGTGGCCGCGCTGCGTGGATACGCGCTACCCGGATATGCTAAGGATGCATCGATTAAACAACAGGCCGAACATGAGCATAAGCCGCTCAAGAACTGTGTTGACTGGCGGAGACATGATGCCGACATCATCAGAAGCATCAACACGTATGTTGGCGAGGAAGACGAACTCTACATCCTCGGAGACATCAGTTCCGGTGGTACGTGGAGCGTAGACCAAGCGATAATGCGCATCCAAAACTTGCATGTGCCGCGCAAGAACAGGCATCTGATTCTTGGCAACCACGAACTGCACAGTTCCAGCCGTACGCTGGAAAAGTTGGCAAGCGTGTTCGGGGAAGTCGGAAGAGTCGGCATCACTGAAATCAGAGACGGGTGGGGCAACAATCCACACACGGTATTTTTAAGCCACTACCAATGGCGTGAAGACTTCACGCAAAGCAACCCCCTAGGCGCAGTCTCAACCAATTGGAACGCGCCGGAATTAGCCGAATACGCGCTACCACGCATGAACAACACGCTGCTCCTGCACGGACACACGCACGCGCATGACCCGCTTGAGTTCGGCGGACATCATAATGAGATCAACGTCGGATTAGACGCATGGCATTTCGAGCCAGTCAACGAAGCCGAATTGGTGGACAATTGGCTGCAAACCGCGTTAAGCGTAACTGAGTGATCTACAATGGCACATGAATGGGGGCGGATTCAAAAACCGCCCCCACTATTTTTCAGTAAATAGCACCCTTGGATTTCAAATCAATCCTCCTCGCCTAGATAATCCTGCAATCCGTCGCCAGCTTTGCCATTCAGCCCGCGACGGGACATGTCGTAATAGTCGAGCATCTGCGGACTGTTCCACCCCGCTGCGGCCATGATGTCCCTGTCCGGCACGCCAGCGTCACGGGAGAGCGTGCAGAACGTTCGCCGCAATGAATGCGGCGAAATATCCGGCACGCCAACACGCAATGCCACGGACGATACGATGCCAACGGCGGTCTGCTGCCGCAGACGCACGCCGGAATCCTCACGGAACACCGCACCACGCCTACGTTCGCCAACGAGTCGTGCGAGAGCCTCGGACGCCTCGGAGGGAATGGCCACACGCTGAGACCAGTCGCCCTTGCGGTCGAACCGCACCCACGGACGCCCGTCATCCAGATGGCAGTCTTCGACATCCAGCCCAAGCGCCTCACCGACCCTCGCGCCGGTCAACAGCAGCAGACTGCACAGGGCATCCGTCCGCGCACCCATACCGCGGGCTTCGGCCAGAAAAAGCCTAGCCTGCTCGCGGGTGAGGTACGTGCCATCCGAATGACCGTACATTTTCGGCCTACGCACATGCTCGCCCGGATTGGAGTCGATATACCCCTCCTCGCAGAGATAGCGGTAGAGGCAGCAAACGACGCTCAGATTCCTGTACACCGTGTTTTTCGCCGCTGGCCGCATGCCGCCGTCATAGGCGGCGAACGCCTCGATATGGGTGCGCTTCGCCCGCAGCATGTCGATGCCATTATCCGCACACCAGCGCAGCCATCGCGATACGACGCTCCGATACTGCGCCCTCGTGCTCGGAGACACCCCGACGAGAAAGCCAGCGATCATGTCGGTCAACGTCTCCATATGCGCACCGTCTCCTTGCATATCAGCGGCTTGTCGGCAGGACCCTTGACAAACGGCGGTATCCACTGGCGGCGGCGCAGCGAATGATTCGGACCATACGCCTGATCACGCCAGAAACCACGCACGATGAAACGATGCGAATACTCGCGACGCACCCGCTCATCATCATACGAGCTCTCGCCCGGACGATGCAGATTCTCACGCAACACCAGCATCTTGACCTTGCGGATCTCCGGCTCGAAGCGCGACGGCAACGGGTATCTCATGCTGGGTTCGGCGGGCTTGGTGTCGCAGATCCGCGGCTCGCCGCTCAACGCCCAGACGGCTTGCAGATAGTCAATCCATGCTTTTTGAAACACGGCATCCGCATCGTGGATGGATTTTGCCCTAGCTGCCGTCAAGTCAAGCCAATCGATAGGCAGACCGATGGAGTCCGCACCACTCTTCCGCAGCGATTCAGGATCATCGGTAAATGCCATGACGGAGGTCTCGCCATCGCCAATCCGATCCCAGAAGAATCCCGCGACATTGCTGGTGATGCCAATCGACGACGTGTCTACCGGAACCCCACCCTCAATGAACATCACTCCGCTTGCGGCCGGGGCCTGCATCCGCGGGAAGTCGCCCTGCGCGGCGGTGTCGGCGGCAAGCTTGGCCATGTCGCGGCTGACCCACCACAATTGCGCGACGGACATCTGATCGATTTCGCTCCACATTCCATCCAAGATGCGCCGGTATTGCGGCTTGGCTTCGTACTGCCTCATCGCCCGTTCCCGCCAGACGGTGACGAATTTGTCTCGGATGAGCGGCAGGTGCGATGGGGTTAGGCGGAGGCGCTTGTTTTTTCTGCGCGTCATGTCAGCCTCGGTCAGTTCGCGTTGTTTTCGAGGATTTCGGTGAACGTGTCGGCCGGCACGTCGTCGTAATCTTCGATGTTGTTGGCGGTCATGAAGTCGATCATGTCGGATGCCGCCCAATAGACGTCCCAATCGGACGGGTTCATGGAGGAGTTGGTGAGATAGTCGTTGATGTAGTCTTGGGCGGTGGCCATGTTGATTTCCATGATGTTCATTTTGTTTGTCCTTTCTTTGCCAAAAACTTGTGTGGATTATTGGACGTGTCTAAAAGACACGCTGCACATCCACGCTGTCGAAAACCTTGTCATACGCTTTCGTCACGCATTCCAGGCCCATGCGATACGCGCTCACGCGATCATGGTCAGTCTCCGCCATGCGGCGCTGCCAATCATGCGGGAACGCCACGCTAAGCAACGTCTCCCGCACGTCCGGTTTGACAACCTCGATTTTCTGCGGGAACATCGCATCAAAAGTGAGGACACACAAGGCGTAAGCCACCTGCAACGTTCGGTCAGACACGTAGTGGAAAGACTGTTCCGCCACACTGTTGATCTCTTCCATAGACCACGGAACGGTAGCCGCCAACTTTGCGTACTCTTCCGCATCCTCATAATCCAAGCCGCCATTCATCGAATTGTCCTGAACCGTATCCACCAGGTATTCGTACAGTTCACCGATGATGCCCGCCGTGGAATGGACGAACACAGGCTCAAAATCAATAAAATAACTGCCGAACCACAGGCCGCAGACATGACCGACATAGCCGGTAAGCTCACGTGGCAGCATATTCACGTCAATCATCACAACACCTCGATTTCGTCATTGAACCCCATGAACTCCTGAGTGGTGAACCCGCCATCCTTGACAACGCAGTACAACCAACCCTGGAATCCACCCGATCGCGCATCACGCATTCCACGAATCAAGTCACGCAGCCACGCGTACACAAGATACGTTTTCGACACGGGACGCCAATAACGCTTACGCTCGACCACATCAAAATGGTCATATGCGTACATTTGCTGACCAACGTGAAAATCAGCCCACAATTTCAACGTTTCCATGACACTCACGCCTCCCTCGAATCAACGTCACCGAACAGTTCATACCGCAACTGCGCATCAGCATCGAACATCGCCTTGTACGCATCACCAAGAGACTCATAGAAGACGCCATCCACACGCCAACCTTCATAACCCTTGGAATCCAACGAACGGAACTCTCTCAGCGCACCAAGCATCATCTTGCGCAGCAATCGATAATCCGGCACGCTCCTATGAAAATTACCGTCGAACCGGTCAGCAGTAACGTAAGCGTCACGCGCTTTAGTCGTATCGAATGGGATAACAGTACCAATCGGCTCATGGTCGAAATTGAAAGTGTTGACACCGTAAGGCCAATAAACAGCGTAATAATGACGGGACATGGTAGAATCTCCTTGCAAATGGTTTGGTTGAGTTAATTACTGTTTGCAATGGCCGGACGATATTCCTAGTACCGTCCGGCCAAAATTTTGTTAGAACAGGCAATCCATATGACGCGGATCAGGCAGATTGTCGGCAGCCGCGTTGATAACCGTGCTGAGATACGCGGTCAACAATGCTGGACGCTTGCCAATCTCCTGGAATACGGCTTGAATGTTCGACTCGATGGACGAATAGCCGGTAGCATCCAAAGCGGCCTTGACCTGCTGTGCTGTGATGACGACACGTGACATTTCATGCCACCTCGACAATCTCATGCTGAGAGAGGTACGCGGCCACGGACTCTTCCAACGTTTGGTCACTGCCACGCTGGTAGTAGTCACGGTACGCAACCACGCCACTCTTACCGTCGAACGCGACATATGCGACGCGACGGCCCTTGGAATCGCGGAAGCCACGCGGCTTATGCGCATATCCGCCGAACACGTCCGCCAACTCCTTGACAGACTTGCCACCTGGAATCGTGACCACGCGCGCCTTGACGCCATGCTGCGCAATCACCTTCGGCGTATCCTTGGACGGAATCGGCGGCACTTCAGGAATCTCAACCGTATCCGGCTCAGGCTCAACCGCCTGCGGTTCAGGGGCGACAACCGGCAAATCATCGTAAGTCTCGCACATCTCAGGATGGTCACGCTCGGCCGGGGTGAGGAATGAAATGTCACGTGACACAACCATGCCGCCATCCTCGTAGGACAATTCCCAACCATGCTCACGGTCGGCGTCCGACAGGCTCACGCCATGCGCCGTATAATCCCCACAATCAGGGGAAACCATGCAATCGCCACGTTCCACGATCAACGGCACGTCACCAATCTCACTCACCGCCTGAGCATAATCGGAGCCGTTAGGGTCAAGCCACGTGCCACCATCGGCACGATACGCGGCGGCCACACCACGCACCGCCTGAGCATTCTTCACGCCCGGAATCATCCGCCATGATTCAACGCCATCCTTCATCTCGAAACGCCACACGCTCGGGCTATTGACGGAATCAAAGAACATGAAGACACTGGACGAATTGACTGCCCACAGGCCGTTAACTTTGTTGTTCGACATTTTGAAACTCCCTTGTATGAAAACTTGATTATTTGATGGGCCGTTCACCGCACGGCCCTGAGCGGTTTCACCATTCCAAAACCTTGCTACCGTCAACCAAAACGTATGACGTGCCGGATTGATTGCCGTCAACGCTTCCACGCCACTCGCAAATACGCTCGTAACCGTCCGAAGTGCTACCGTCCTCCATGCCGCACTGCGGGATATTGGACAACTCGCGGTAGCTCGCTAGGTCGGCTTGGCCGTAATCCTTCGTGGCATAGGTTTCGCGCCACCACGTCCACTGCTGCTCAGGCGTGCCATGCGGATCGGCAACCGGCTGATCGGAAAGCGCTGGAGAACAAGCCACGCCGAAAGCCAACAGGCCAACAAGCACGGCAACAAGCAGAGTAATCTTCTTACGCATTGCGAACACCTCACTTGGAAAGAACGGAATCAACAACCGTGTAGAATCCGGTGCAAAACTCTCTATTGTGTTCGCTGTGCAGTTCCGCACGGCAACGTTTCGTTAATAGGCGGCGGCACTCACCAATCATGGCATGTTCACCGCGCGTATAGTATTCATCCATCAACCACCACGCGGCATACGTGGTTCCGTCAAGCCTGTTTTCATCAGGCGAACGCCAAGCGTTTTGATTGTGTGAATACGTAGTGTTGTACACGTTGGCGAGATACGCATACTCTGCGGAATCAGATTCACGAATATCAGGAAAATCAACTGTAACAAAAGACATTTTTAAAGCACCTCGATTGTGTTGGAATGTAATGCCCGAACGCGGGCTATATGGGCGTGATTTGATAGGCTCACGCCCGAAAGCCTGGAATAAGTCAGCGCATACGCTTGCGATTAGGACAATTGGGATATTCAATAGCCCGACACTGTAGGGCTTCTTCCATCTCCAAACGACGCGCATTGCTGCACAGAAACCGCGCCTCATCACCGGCACGGCACATCTCACGCCACAGCGCATCCGCCCGCTTCACGTCGGCACAATCGCTTTCGGCAACGAAACAGCGGATAGCGATCTCACGGTAACGCTCGGCCTCATCCCGCAGCTTGCGGGAATCTGGCGTCACAGGAAAACCGTAGTACGGGTAACGTTGATCGATGGGGCACTTCTCACACATGACTTGCCCCTCAGTGTTCCCGCGCGTACCGGCTGATAACACGCTCCGCCTGGCTGAGGGCACGCGCTTGCAAGTCAAGCAGAGGCTCGCCACGGAACGCCATGCTTGCATCATGACCATCAGCCATGTACCGGCGCATTTCGGACTGGGTGAAGAACCGGGCGGCGATATCCACGTTGCACACGAGAGCGCACCCGCCGTAACTGTATTCCCGCCAATTGTCCGCGCCGTTCAGCAACAGCGCGCGACGCGATCCGAAGTGGTCGGGAAGAACCGTTTCGGGCATGTCGAGCGAATCAAGCAATGCCAGCGCGGTATCCTTCACGCCCTGGTCCCACTTGCTGCGGGGCTTGAACTCGGCTTCGATATTCTTGTAGGTCTCATCAACGGTATACATTTTGACACTCCATTCCAGCCCCCTTGCTAGAATAAGAGGGCTTAGTTAGTTAGTTGGTTAATGATTACTGAGCAATTGAGCCGGATAGTTGCAGCTATCCGGCTCTACTCATTCGTGGGCTAGACGTGCCATAAAGACTACGCTAGCCCTGGCGGATTACAAATCAATCCGCCGAAGACTTAGAATCAGAATCAAGCAATTTGCGCGGATTAGCGATCTTGAGAGCATCGCACAATCGCAGTGCAGTATCAAGCGACACCGCCCGAACATTGCGTTTACCTGTCTCAATCTGCGCAATCTCGACATGATGCACGCCACTACGTTGCGCTAACTCACGTTGCGTTAGACCGCGCTTCATCCTTAATTCTTTCAAACTCATGGCCCTTACTCCTAACTTGGATTAAGGCCATCGTAGACCACTCATACAGCGCGGGGCAATTCCATGCCGGACACCGCGCCACGTTGGCGACTCGACGACGGTTCAGCCTTGCATGCTGTGAGGGTGCATCATGCCTAGTCGCAGTCCGTCGCGTCTTCGTCGCGTCCACTCTTCAGTTTTCAATCATCCATGCCGCGCCTGTTAGGGGGCTTCGTGTCACCGGCCTTGCGGTGGTGGTCTCCGTGGTGGTGGCCTCTCGTTCATCTCTGTTCCTTTCGTTGTCGTTTGCTTGATGGCTCTCACTATACACGCTATCCAGTCAGATAGCAAACCAAGACAACACAGACACCACCAAAACCATTGCAAACACTAGTATTCGTCGGCGTGTCGCAACCACACGACGGCGACACAAAGACAGCGGACACCACAGCCACGGCCACACCCAGGGACGTCACGGCCACGTCACGACGGCCATGTCCAGGGACGCCACGACATCCAGGGCACGACGGCCACGCCACGGCACGACCACAGCCACGCCATGGCCACGACGGCCACGACGGGCACGGACATGATCGCATAAGAGGAACGTGCCCGCGCGATACCACACGACACGCCAAAACACAATCGCACAAACGTTCCAACGTTGCACCATGCAACAAACACCCCCGTGGGGGAGCCTCCCCCGGACACAAAAAGCAAGGCCGCTGCGTCTCTGGTTTAAAAGCTGAATGCGATTTTCGAGGGTATTTGAAAAAACTCGGACATGGCGCAACGGGTTGGAATGGTGCGGTTTTTTGCGGTGCTGGCGAGTGGTGGGGCGAGCTGGCGTGGCATATTTAGTTGCTGCAACCGTTGCTGCACCCTACATATTGTGTATAATGTTCCTTGGATTGATGTTGATGGTGGTAGAGCGCAGCTCGGGGCCGCATCGATATCTGGCTGCTATCACTCATTGCGCGTAGCGTGAGTATCCTAGGTGTGATGCAGTCAGCAGTGGAATCCGACCAGTCTATCCCGGACGTGGCCTATATGGACTCGTACCTATTATTTTGGGCTGGTCTGCAATCCTGTTGGCACAGCCTTTTGGTTGCCGGGTTCGATTCCCGGGGTTTGCTCTAGGTTTCATGGGGTAGCTGCCTATGAGATCGATGGCATTGCTCGAATATCTCCGCTGGAACATGTGGGGGATAAGAGGCTCCCTGCCTTAATCAGGTGGTTGATGACCGAAGGGGAGGCACGGCCAAACGGGTGCATAGATGTTTCACGTTCCTTGCCGTTGGTGGTAAAGCCCATTCCACCATGCCGAACGTCTTTCCGACTTGGACGTTAACTAAGTCGGGTATATGGCATTGGTGCAACCGGTAGCATTACGGTCTCCAAAACCGTCGATGTTGGTTCGAGTCCAACATGCTGTGCTCAGCCTACCCACAGGCTGTGGGAAAGGTCTTCGGAGTCGTCTTGTGGCGGCTCTAGTTTTAGCTGACCCGCCTAGTCTGCGGGAACAGTCTCCTGAGTCGCTGCGGCGGCTCTTGCATTTTGGATGCTTGGCAGAGTGGCTTATTGCACCACCTTGCTAAGGTGGCGACCGGGAACGGTTCGGGGGTTCGACTCCCTCAGCATCCGCGCGCCGTGGCTGGCGGTAAAAAGCCATTGTGATGATGCCATTGGTTCCTTATGGCTCTCTGGGGGTTGAACGAGCGTCCCATGCTCCTGTTGTGGGTGGAGTGTGGGACGCTTGTTCTTTTGCTTTGGTGGCGGAATGGTAGACGCGGCGCACTCAAAATGCGCTACCTGTAGGGTGTGAGGGTTCGAATCCCTCCCGGAGCACTTGGGTTGGTTGATCTGAGAACTTTTCCTGCTGGGATGTTTCCCCTTTGGCGTGTTTTCCTGCTCAGCACCGGCCAACCCTGTTTTTGTGGAGGCATTGTGGTGTGGTCTAGTTCCCATCGTAAGAAGCGGTTCAATCCTGATTGGGAGAGGACGCGCTTGGTTGTGTTGGAGCGTGATGGGCATTGCTGCCAGTGGCCTGTTCGTGACATGTGGGGTGATGTTCACCTGTGTGGCGCTCCTGCGAATGAGGTTGACCATAAGCGTCGTGATGGTGTCCGTGATGATGATTCGTTGGATAACCTGTGGGCTTTGTGTCATTGGCATCATCAGAGGAAGACGGAGAACGAGTCTGCTGAGGCGCGTCGTAGGAATGCTGAACGGCGCAAGGAGGAAGAATGGTATTCTCGTCCGGCGTTCAGACATGTGTGATTGCTGGGTGTGACGAGAAGGCCATCTCCCGTGGCATGTGTCGTACTCATTATGACCGGTGGCGTTATACGGGTTCGCCTGTGAAGCCTGTTCGTGCTCGCGTGTGCATCACGTGTGGACGCGTGTTCGAGCTTCGTTCGATGTCGAAGAAGTTTTGCAGTGATGCTTGTCGTAAACGGTTCAAGCGTAATAGTGAGCAGTCCAGGTATTCAGTTGATGATTCGCCTAATCCGATCATCAGTTCGGAGCGTCCGAAACGTGAGAAGCCTTCTGGAATGGTCGTTGACCAGTTTTCGGAGGCTGATGTGTGGGCTGGCTGTGATGGTACGTGTTTCGCGTGCGGCAAGCCTGTTTCTAGTGATGCTATGAGTCCTATTGCCGCTGCTCCGGCGTGGATTGTTCCACCGGAGGATGGTGGGGAGCCGTCGTTGGCTAATAGGGCGATTTTTCATTATGGGTGTATTCCGCGTCATGCGGAACGCTCTTCTGGTTTGACTGCCCGACATGGGCGGAAGGACGGCAAGAATGGCGGGAAACGGAAGAAGGTCAGCTAAGGGCAAGGGTAAGGATCTTCCTGCTGTCGGCGGTGGTTTCGATGAAGTGAAGCCGTTGGATGGGTTGAAGCCTGATTGGGAGTTTGAGGAATTGGAGCCTATCGGCCCTGATTTGCCTGATGCTACCGAGTTGAATCTTATCGACGGTAATTGGAGTCTGTTTGTTCGTAAGTATTACGAGAGTTTCCGTCGTAGTCCACAGGCTCGTCAACTGCGTACTCAATGGGAGTGGTTGAACTTCATTTACAAGATGGCCGTGATGGATAAGAGCATCAAGAAGCGTTCTTATGACGGTTTGGCTCCTGAGATGCGTCAGAGCATGAACCAGTATGGTGACACGCCTGATGCGAAACGCAAGTTGAAGTTCGACGTTCCAGAAGCCGACGATAACGCGGCTGGCGTGAATGGTTTCCACTTGCGTAATGATATCGAGGATTACAAGCAGCGTAGGGCTGGTCTGATCTGATGCATGACGTTATCCCTATGCTGTCCGCTCAGGATAGGGAACGTTCCCTTGGCTGGCTGGCCGTCTGGTGGATTGAGACGTTCACTGTGATTGGTCGTGGTGATGCCACTGGCCGTCGTATCCGTCATACTCCTGAGTATTTCCGTTTCATTGTTGACTGTTATGCGTTGGATAAGCATGGTCGCAGGCGTTTCGGCCATGTGTTCCTGTCGCGTCCGAAGGGTTGTAATAAGAGTGGTTTCGCCGCCGAATTGGCCTTGTTTGAGGCGTTTGGCCCTTGCCGGTTCGCTGGTTGGGCCAAGGGCGGTGAGACGTACACGTTTCTTGGTTGCACGTACACGTATCGGAAGGGCGAGCCTATGGGCCGTCCTATCCAATCCCCGCTGGTCACTTGTTTGGCTACTGCCGAGGAACAGACCGGTGAGATTTACGATACGGTCTACTACAACTGCACGGAAGGCCCTTTGAGTCTCCTTGCCGGTCGTGGCATGGATGCCGGTACCACCCGCATCAAGCTGCCGCAGGGTGGCAAGATCGTATATTCGGGTAGTTCAGCTCGTTCCTCCGATGGTGGTTTGCAGACGTTCATCTGCTTTGACGAGACGCACCAGTACAACAACAAGCGTCTTCGTGACACTTACGACATTATGACGCAGAATCTGACGAAGCGTGGTGTCGAGGCTGACCCGTGGTTTTTGGAGACCACGACCATGTACTGTCCGGGTGAGAACAGTGTGGCCGAGCAGACGTATAAGACTGCCCGTGATTTGGAGAGCGGCAAGCTGACCGATTGGGAGGATTTGCTGTTCGACCACCGGTATTCCAATATTCGACGTGATGACTTCTCGAATAGTGAGAAGCTGGAACATGCGATTTATGAGGCGTATGGTTCGGCCATGAAGTCTCCCGATGATAGGGATTACATTTTCCTTCCTGATGGGCGTATGGTGCCTGTCGGCAAGGATGGGCGTTCGTCCGAGGGGTGGAGTCTTCGTGACAAGGGCGTTGAGCCGGGGCCGTCGAAGTATGGTTGGAATGATCTCCGTAGGGTCAAGAAGAGGATTCTCGACCCGGCGTATGACCCTGATAATGCCACGCGCTTCTATTTCAACAATCTTTCGTCCGCTCGTGATTCGTGGCTGAGTGAGGATATGATACAGGCTCACGTCTGCTGCCGTGACGTGGTCGAGCATGCCATCAGCGTGCGTGACGTGATCGAATTAGATGAAGCTTGGCAGAAGGTCGTGTCCCGTGATGAAGAGATCACGCTTGGATTCGATGGTTCCGTGTCCGATGATTCGACTGCGTTGGTTGGCTGTCGTGTCCGTGACGGGATGCTGTTCCTGATAAAGCTTGAGTCGAAGCCTGATGGCCCGCAGGGGCGTAAGTGGCGTGTTGACCGTGATTCGTTCGACGGCAAGGTTCGTTGGATGATGGGTAATTACAACGTGGTCGGCATGTTCGCTGATACGGACGAGTGGGAGCCGTACATCGCCCAATGGGAGTTGGATTTCGGCGGCAGGTTGAGCGTGTGCCCACGGTCGAACGGCAGTCATATCAGGTTCCCGATGAACGGGTACAAGCGTGATGTGATGTCCGAGTTGAAGACCATGTATGCGGCGTTCAACGAGCCTATGCGTGATGTTCCCGAAGGTGCGGAGCCGGATGTGACGAATGTTCGCCTGTTCGCTGATCCGCGTCTTATCGACCATTTCCGTAACGCTCGTCGTAGGGATAGGCCGGAAGGGTATCTGGTGTTCAAGGAGACGCCTAACTCGCCTCACAAGATTGATGCGATGATGGCTGGTTTGCTCGCGTATCGTGCGCGTGACATTTATTTGGGTGCGGCTATGGAACAGCAGGATGTTGGTTTTGCTCCTGTACGTGTTTGGTGAATGAGTTTGGAGGTGTGGTCGTATGGCTGATTCCGTGAGCCTTGTCGCTGGCGATGACGAGCCGGGCGGGGATGGCATGGTGTTGACCGACCTTGCCAACAAACTTGTGGCGCGTATCCCCACGTTGTGCACGTTGAAGACGTTCTATGACGGTATGGAGAAGGTGCCGACGAGAAGCATTCCGAAGTCCACGAATCAGAATGGTTACGCTGTCTATCAGCGGTTCGTCAGTATCTGCCAGTTGAATTTGGCGAAGCCTATCGCTGACGCGGTTATCCACCGTCAGCGTCCTACAGGGTTCCGTCTGGTGGCGGATAAGACGATGCGTGATACTGATGCGGATGACATGTGGACTTCGAGCCGTATGGAGTTGAAGTCTCGCCAGTTGTTCAATGATTTGAGCGTGTATGGCAATGCTTACGCATTCGTGCAAAAGGATGCGTTGCCGTCTCATATCAAGGTGTTGTCGCCGTGGGTCACATATGTGAGCGATGACGAGGATTCGGCTGTTGCCTACTCGTATGACGAGATGAACAGTGTCGAGATGCTGACATTGTTCAGGTTGGAACGTAATGATGATGGTTCCGTGTCGAATGTGTACAGCCGTACCGCTAAACGCGATTCTGATGATCGTAGTTTGCTTCTCGAAGATGATACTGACGTTATTTACAAGATTGCAAATGATGATAACGCCGCTCGACCGATGTTACCCAACGATTTTGAGTGGGATGGTGCGGCTGATACCGATTACGATTATGCAAAATCGTGTTCCAATCTTCCCGTGGTGCGCATTCATGCGCCGGGTGGCAGGGGACAATTCGAGCCGCATATTCCGGCGTTGAACGCCATCGACCAGCAGCGTTTCCAACGATTTTGCATTCAGGAGATGCAGGCGTTCAAACAGCGTGCGGTCAGCATGGGCAACATGCGCCAGTATTACATCGAGTCCGACCCGCAGGTTCGTGATGGTCTCGTTAATGCGGGTGACAAGATCGACTACAAGGAACTGTTCAGGCAGGGGCCTGACGCCTTGTGGCTGGTTCCGGGTGATGCGAAGTTCTGGGAGTCCGGCGTCACGGATATTACGCCGTTGGTGACGGCGTTGAGCGCCGACATCAAGCATTTGGCGGCGGCGTCTGGAACTCCGTTGGATATTCTTTCGCCTGATGTTTCCGGTTCGGCCGAGGGTGCCCAGTTGAAGCGTGAGGGATTGGTTTTCAAGGTCGAGGATATGAACGCGCGTGCGAATGACGGTTTTACCCGCATTCTTCGCATGGCGTTGGTTGCTGACGGCAAGTCGAATGCGGCTGACGAGCGTTTCGAGACCGTGTGGAAGCCGATTAATCCTCCGTCGATGTTGGAGCAATGCCAGGCTGCCAATTATGCGAAGGGTGTTCTGCCTGTGAAGCAGATCATGCGTCGATGCTTCGGTATGACCGAGATTGATATTGCCGAGGCGATGCAGGATTTGATGGATACGCAGTTCGCCAACGCTTTGGCCGCTGAGAACAAGGCTGTTGACGGTAAGACCTCTTCCGAAAAGCAGGACATGTTGGATGACGGATTCGATAATGCCGACATAGACGCTGATACGGATGACGATGATTTGAGTGTGGATGATGGCAGCAGCGGTAGCGACGAGTCTTGAAGTAGCGGCTAACGCTTTTGAGAAGTCCCGTGAAAAGCTGGTGAACGCCTATATCCGTCAGGCGCGTTCCGCTTGGGATGTGTTGACTCCTTCCGACTTGTGGAATGATGCCGTCACGTATGGCGTGGCGGCTCGCATGGCGATGTTGGAACTGTCGATGCTCGCGCAGATTCGCCGGTTGGCTATCAGCTATGCTGACGAGACGTTGCGGCAGATTGGCGTGAACCCGTCAGGTTCGATGCCGGGGTTCACGTATCCACGTGTGAACACTGACCCGTGGCTTGTCGCGCAACGTCCCGCTGACTCGTATCGTTCCGCCGCCGTGAAGTCTCCGAATATTCGTCCAATCGAATGGCCTAGCGCCAATGATAAGGCGTATGCGGAGGTTTCCAAGTGGATTAACTCGTTGCATACCCGTTTGGAGACGGTTGTGAACGAGAATGTGGAGCGTACGGCTACCAGTACGACCATTGGCCGGTATAGGCGTTGCAAGGTGCTTCAATACAGGCGCGTACTGCATCCCGAACTGTCCAAGGGTGGTTCGTGCGGTTTGTGCATCGTGGCCGCTGACCGTTGGTATTCGACCATGCAGTTGTTGCCGTTGCACGCGAATTGCAAGTGTGGCGTGGCTCCTGCCGGTGACGATTCAGACCCCGGTTTCCAGTTGAATCAGAAGGATTTGCAGAACTTGTATTCGGAGGCTGGTGGTAATACCGCCGACCGGTTGAAGAGTGTGAGGGTTCAGACCATCACCAATGGTGAGTTGGGTCCTGTGCTTTTGGATTCCGAAGCCAGGGATACTCCTAATCCCGTTCCCGATAAGGATTCTCAGGCGTGGCATACGCCTGATCGTAAGGTTCTTCGTTCCCAATATGAGGCGATGAAGGATAGGGCGTTGGAGTTTTCCAAACGGTACAAGCAGGTGAGTGACACGCATAAGAGTGTCACGTTCACTTATGACGGTAGGACGTACACGTTCAAACCGTCGAAACATTTGAAAAATGCGTGGGCGAATCAGCGCACGCTTCTCAACCAAGTGCAGTCATTGTTGTGACTGTTTCCCGAAAGGAAATTGTTGGCTTATGGCTAATGAGAGTGAAGAGTCCGTCAAGGACGAAAACGTTGACCAGTCCGGCAAGGCTGGTCAGGAGCCTGAGCGGAACGCTCCAATCGAACCGGTTGAATCGGATGATGCCGAGAAGAAGGTTGAGTCCGAGAAGCCTGTTGATTGGAAGTATCTTTCCCGCAAGCATGAGAAGCAGGCGAAGGAGAATTACCGTAACTGGCAGGATGCCAAGTCCGAGGCTGAACAGGCGGGGGAGCGGTTGCAGGATGCTCTTATCGAGAATGCGCGTTTGAAAGCGCAGCGTAAGCATCCTGAGCTTTCCGACGCGGATTTTGACGAGTTCTGCAAGGAGACAGACCCGGAGGCCATCGAGTCTTGGGCTGATGCCATATCCAAGCGCTTCGGCTCCACTGGCTTAGGTGGCGCGAATGTTTCCATGTCAGGTGAGAAAGCTTTGTCCGCTGGCAATGGTGGTGCTCCGAAGCTTCGTGACGGTAGCTACAACGATTCGTATAAGGCAGCGCGAGAGCAGATGGCTAAGAAATACGCTTCGCGTCACGCGAAGTGAACCAAGTTTTGAAGATTTTAGACCCGCCTAGTGCGGGTTTTCGTGTTTTTAGAAGGAGTTTAGCGTATGGCTAACGAGATTGAGCAGGTGCATAGCACTGGCATTGTCACCGTCAAGGACGATCAGTCCTGGCGTTTTGGCGAGCAGCCGCATGGCACGTTGGACGTGACTTTGGATTTGACCAAGTTCAATGTTTCCGACAATGAGAAGCTCCAGAAGTACATCACCGGCTATGGCCCGAAGGCTCAGACTGTGTACATCAAGAGTGGTCTGCCGTTGGGACGTATCACCGATACTGGCTTGTATGGTCCGTATGACAAGGACGCCTCGGATGGCCGTAATGCCGTTGCTGGCCTGTTGGAGTCCCAGTTGACCGTGAACGTCGTGCTGTCCGGTTGGGAGCTTGCCGATGGCGATAATGCGGCTCTCCGCTACCGTGGCGACATCATCAAGAAGAATCTTCCGGTCGTGCCGGATGATAACGCCACTTGGAATGGTGAGTTTTACGACATTGACGAGACCACCGGCAAGGCGACTCGTCTTGGCGCTGCCGCTGGTGCCGCTGGTCAGAAGGGCGCGGATGGTAAGAATGGCGCTTCTGTGAAGGCCATCAAGCTCACTGTCGATTCCGGTTCTGGAAAGGTCACTGGGGGCACCGCTACTCTGACCGACAACTCCACCATCAATATCACCGTCTCCTGATTTTCGATTCAGGCATTCATAAACGTTGACCCGCCTTATGGCGGGTTTTCTCATATTAGGAGGAAATAGATGTCTACTCTTGACAAGAGCATCATCACACCGTCCGAAGCGTCCGGTATCGCGCAGGCCGCCTTCGACACGGTTAACAGTCTGTTGCCGTTCAGCAACGTGTTTCCAATGAAGTCCAATGATGGGCAGACCACTGTTTCTTGGACTCCGGTCATTCCGGCTGACGCTACCAGCGCGGTTGATTTCCGTGCTTGGGATGCTGAGGTCGGCTATGGTGCGTCCACCAGCAAGACCGCTGAGGAATACACCGGCCTTATCCCGCTGTCCAAGAAGATGCACATTACCGAACGTGAGCTTATCGGCCATGTCGGTGACACCACTTACCTGCGCAATAAGGCGGAAGAGCATATCGACCAGTTGGGAGCCGAGGCCGCTATCCGTGCAGAGCTTGCCCGTATCGAAGTCGCCATGAACGCGACTTATACGATCAACGCTAAGAACCTGCATAACAAGTACACTTTCCACCGTCCTTCCGCATTGGATAATTTGAAGCTGGGTGATAGCAAGAAGTGGAGCGATAACACTTCCACCCCGCTTATCGATATTGAGAATTGGGTTGAGACCATCAAGAAGCAGCATGGTCGTGTCCCGGGTGCCGCTTTCACCACTTCCGCCGTCATCGACTCCTTGCGTACAAATGAGGAGTTCCGTACCGCGCTCTCCGGCTCCAGCCTGACCAATTCCAAGACCCGCCTTACCCGCAACGAGGTTCTTGATGTTCTGCGTTCCGAAGCGAACCTGACAGATGTGCGCATGATTGATGTCATGTACTCCGATTTGGAACGTGACCACGGTATCGTCCTGCCGGTTGACATCAACACTCTTATCCCGTCCAGCACCTTCGTGATGCTGCCGAGCTTCAACGACACCAGCCTTGGCTTCACCGCCGATGGCCCGACCGTCGAAGCCACTGACGCCGAATACGGTATCAACAAGAGTGTGAACGATGGTCTTATCGCTTGCATGCTGTCCGATCAGGCTCCTGTGTCCTATGACGTGTATGTGAACGGTTCTCTCATGCCGATTCTGGTTCAGGCCGTCAGCACCGCCAAGGCTACCGTGCTCTGACGTTAAGGACGGTGCAGCATGGCCACTGTTGATATTGATTTCATGAAGTGGCTCAGGATAAACGCTCTCGACCAGCCGGATATTCTCATATCGAAGTATCCGAATGAATGGCTGTTGAACAAGCTTCTTGTAGCCAACGACATGATTCAGGTGGAATGCCCTGATGCCGTCTCGCGTTTGCAGAACGGTTATCTCAGCGAACGTTCCTACGCTTACGTCGCTTGCCAGATGGTGTTGCGCGTGGTGCGTTGGAGACAGTTCAAGTCTGAGACGAACGGCTCGTACACGTATACGAATGTTGACCCGCAGTCTAATCCACCCGGCACTGACGGTTCTCCGAACATGTATGTGTCGAAGCGTGAGAAGGCGTTGCTGAACGGTTACGGCGAGGATAGCGTGCCGATGGGCACGATGTCTATGGGCCTTGACCGCGCGTATGGATTGTGAGTGGTCTCATGTCCGACGATTTTGATTTGGGGCACCTGTTTGATGGTGATGACCTGTCGGCGTTGGGTGGAGGCCACTTGTATGACGGGGATGCCGTTGACAAGCAGAAGCCCGACGATTTGCTTCACCGTGATGTGATTGTGTTCGAGGGCATGATGCCTTGGGTCACTTGTCATGGGAGTACGACGGTTCCGAAATATTTCGCCGCCGATGGGAGTCTTGCCGATCCGCGTCTCGTGTCCGATGCGTTCCGTTCCGGCAGTCAGAGTGAAGCATTGGCCGCGTATACGGCTGATGTTCACAAGGTTTACTGTTGCGTGGTTGGTCGTACTCAGAAGAATTCGGTCATGTCGGAGAATTGGGCGCAGGATACGACGCCTGACAAGTATGGCGGTAATCGTGAGATGAATCAGGTGAAGGTTCTCGCGCCGGAATGGCATGGGGATTTCTATTCACGGTTCTGGTTCAACGGTTCCTGTTATGAGGTTGACGGTTCGCCCGTCTACTTGCCGCATTCGTCTGATATGGCGAAGCATTACGAGTTTCCCGCCCGGCGTATTTACGCGGCTGAATTGGCTCATAACAAGGTGAGTCCTCCTGTTCCACCGGAAGGGGCTGAAACATGGGGTATGTGAGGCTAAGACATGATTTGAACTTGCAGATTGCGATGAGGTTCGGCGGCAAGGCCACTGCTCCACATGCGAGGAAAGTGGAGGCGAAGGCGAAGGCTTTGGCTAACGCGCGTGCCGTGCATTCCAGTGTTGCCGACCGTATCGACTTTTCCACGCACGCTCATGGCACGCATAATTCCGTGATTATGAGCGTCACCGGACGTAACGGGGCGCAGATTGCATCATATCTTGAGTTCGGTTATTTCAACGATTGGGCGCAGCGTAAACTTCCGGGCAAGTTCATTATGAGCGAGGCCAAGTATGGCTGATTTGAGTGTGCGTGCTCCGTTGGATGCGGAGGGTTTGGTTGATGCGCTGTTCAAGCGTGTCGATTTCAAGGCCGCTGGTTTCGACCGTGTGGTTGTGCTTTCCCGCGACATCACGGACACCGATTCGTTCGCCATCGACCACGATGTTGTCATCTGGCATTGTGGCGCTCCCGCCCAGCCGGATTGGAATGTGAAGGCGTGGGTGTGGCGGTTCGCCTTGTCGTTGACGGTGGTGAACCGTGACCCCGATGTGAACCACCTGTTGTGCTCGTTCCTGCATGAGACGATTTCCCGTTGGCCTTACGACGAGTCCACCGAGTTTGGGCGCGTGGGCGCGATTCCCGATAATCCGGCGTTCGAGCTTGTCGCCATCGGTGACATTGTGACCACGAAGACCGCTGTGGTTCGTTCCTGTACGAAGCTGGTTCAGGCTGGCTCTCCCCGCTGATCGTATTTTCCCTTATATTTTTCCAATTTCGCATACAACCCCATGACCGTTCCGGCATGGGGTTTTCTTGTATGCGCGAATCTCGAAAGGATTCCTTATGGCTGATACCAATGTAGCCATTAACGCCACTAGCGTCACCGAGGCGGTGCGTGGTGCCGTGTTCCTTGCCGATGCGGATGTTATTCCAGCCAAGGCTGATCTTGCGAAGTTCACGTTGAATGCCGAAAGCGTGACTTTGGCTAATGCTGGTGGCAGTGGTTCCGCTCCTGTTTTCTATAATCTGGGCCACATGTCCAACGACACTCTGCCGGAGTTCTCGTTGGATGGTGGCGATGCCACGACTCTTGCCACTTGGTTGGAGGCTTCGTTCCGCACCTCCTATTCGGAGACTACGGGCAAGGTCACTATGTCCAGCGTGCAGGGTGACAAGAACACGTTGAAGACCATTTACAACGCTGTTGACATGCCTGATAGTGCTGGTGTGGCGTTCAGTCTGGTGAAGACCCCGAAGGCCAAGAGCGTGTTCATCCTGTGGGAGGATACGAACACCAACGACCGTCAGGGCTTGCTGCTGCCGAACACCGATCTGGCGTTCAGTGATCTGCCGAAGCTGAGTACGAGCGGTTTCACCGAGTATGGCATCGAGGGCACCATCAAGACCTCGAAGAAGCTGCCGCAGACCAGTGACGGCAAGTATACGTCCGTCGCTATTTACGACACTGCGGATTTCAAGGCCAAATAGCTGACTAACGAAGCCGATTCCAAGCCGACTGGGAGACAGTCGTTGGATGGTCAATCCGCAGTGGATGCGGTGACGGTTGATGGGTCTGACACCGAACAGGCCGTGCCGACCGTCTGAACCATGATTCTTCCCAACCGCCTGTGCCTCCATCCGGGCGGCTGGGATTCACTCATATTTTTCCGATGGGGGTTTCCGATGGGGGATTTTGATTTTTATGACTGATACTGCTGAAACCGCCGAGACTGTTGTTTTCCCGACCGAATGGGATGGTTTGAAGGAGTTCGATGAGCGCCTTCACGACCTGCCGGACATGGTTCAGGCTGAGGATTTCACTCCGGCGCAGACCGCCTTGTATGCGGTTACTACCGGACGTTTGTTCGCCCGTATCGCCCAGTTGCGTGACCTTGGATTCTTCAGTGACGTTGACGGTAAACGCAAACGTAAGAACGCTGACGATGACATCATTCTCGCTTTGGCCGAATACGTCGAGTATGCGGATCAGTGGTTCGAGTCGCTTGCGGTTGACAAGGACGCCTACCGCGAGTGGGTGAAGGGTCGTGAACTGGGAGACCTGTTCGCCATGTTCGCCACTCTTGTGCGTTTCTACTCGGAGCGTTTGGGAAAATCCAACGCCTCGAAGAAGCGCTCCGTGAGTGCCGAGTAGAGGTTGTCTGTGATTTCCGCCGATTCTATGGTGTGAATTTTCCCGCTGACATGCGGGTGTATGGGCCGTCGTTCCTTTGTGACCTGTTGGACGGGTTGGAGGGTATCGACGGCTCTTTGTATCGTGCGTGGATTCTCCAACATGGGTCAAAACCGGACAACAAGGGTGACAAGCGGCATCGTAAACGTCGTTTGGGCTACTTGTCGTACAGTCAGGATTCCTCGCTCCTGTTGGATATGGCGAACACGTTGGAGTCGTTGCGTGTGATGCTCGCCAAGTATATGGGTGATAAGAACGCGAAGCCCGACATGATTCTTCCTCCCGGCTCGGAGGATAACGGCGGTAAGCGTTCCTTGAACACGTCCGGCATGAGCATCGCCCAGATTTCGGGGATGCTTCACGGCACGTTCGGCGGTTCGGCCTGATTTTTCCGATTCTTCCCGCATCCCATTTTTCTTTGTTCCTTTCTTCCCTGGGGTGCGGGATTTTTTCTTCCATTTTGGAGTGTGCGTGTATGGCCGAGGGTATTTTTTCAGCCGGTAAGGTCGGCGTTGATGTCGTTCCTGTTACTGACGGGTTCTACGCGAAGCTCGATGCCGAATTGGCCCGTATCGCCAATAAGAGCGTCGATGTTGCCGCGAATCTTGATTTTGATGATGGTGAAGCGCGACGCCAGCTGGATAAGTGGCGTGCCGCCAGCGCCGAGGTCAAGATCAAGGCGAACGATTTTCAGGTTCGTCAGCTTGTCGATAATTGGGATGGCAAGAGCGTCAACGCGAAGCTCGACTTGGATACGAAGAAGTTCAAGCGTGAGTTGAACGCGGTCGAAGCCGATTTGAAGAAGGTCGGCAATCAGGCCAGTTGGCAGAAGTATTGGGTTAAGAACGAAGAATCTGCCGAAAAATATACGAAGCTGCTGGAACGTCAGGAGCAGCTGGTCAAACGTCAGAAGAATCTTCTCAAGGATGAGATCACGAATCGTATGCGTGCCGTAAGGGACATGCAGGATGCGATTCTGAAATCCAGTCCGTTGGGTGAGAAGAACGTGTTCACCGAGCAGGATGCGAACAAGATCGTAGCCCGCTACCGGCAGATGTTGAAGACCGTTGAGAAGAATCCGGCAAAGGTCAAACTGATGCTGGATGACGGTGACTACCGCAAGGTGATAGCTCGTTTGGAGAGTGTCACCCGCGCCAAGGCGAAGGCTGCCGAAGAGGATAGTCGCGTCCGCCTGTATTTGGATGGTGCCGACAAGCTCGAAGCCCGTCTGAAAATGCTTGAGCATACGCGGTTGACCATTCCCGCCGACATCAAGTTGGAGCAGGAGAGTCTTATCAGCCGTCTGCGTGAGACGGCGGAGAAGGTCAAGCTGAATCCCGACGCCAAGTATGAGGCGAATCTCGACTTGGATATGAGCCGTGCCGAGGAACGCATCAAGAAGTTCAAGGACAAGAACGACACCTTGGACATGGATGTGGACTTGGAGACCGCAGCCGCCCGCGCCCACCTCATGTATTTCACCCGTCCGCGCACGATTGACATCTTCGCCAAGTTCCATGGCACGGACATGGGCAAGATTTTCAACGGAATGACGTATGGGGCGACTGGCCTCAAGGGTGTCGAGAACCTGTTCCAGAATCTTGTGAACCTGTTCGACACGTTGGACAAGAAGGTTCCCCGTCTCGCGCTTATCGGCACCGTGCTGTCGGATATCGGCGCGGGCGCGTTGAATTTGGCTCGTACCGCTGGCAGTGCTGGCGCGTCTCTTGTGACTATGAGCAAGGCGGCTTTGGCTGCCCCGGGCGCGTTGTTGGGCGTGTCCGCGGCTTTCGGCGCCGGATATTCCGCTGTGAAGAATTACGCGGATTACATCGACGTGTCCACGACGAAGTTGGGTGGCTTGCAGAAGAAGCTGTCTGACTCGTTCTGGTCTGAGGCGAAACAGCCGGTCATCGACATGATGAACGCCTTGGGTGGCAACGGGTTCGTTGACGGCATGGAGAAGGTTTCTTCCGCCGAAGGCAAGATAGCCGCGAACGCCGCGAAGATAGTCGCTCAAGGCGAATACGTGTCCCGTGTCAATTCGATTCTGGGCAACACTGTCAAGGGCGTTAAGTCTTTGAATCCTGGCGTTCAGGATGTCACGAAGAGCGTCATCCGATTAGGTGACATGACCAGCTCGTATCTGCCGCGCATGGCTAACTATGTGAGCCGTAACGCGGCTGGAATGGCCCAGTGGGTTGACGAGGCGGAGAAGTCCGGCAAGGTCACTCAGGCTATGGAGAAGGCCATCGAACAGGGTGGCTATCTCATGTCCAGCGTGAAGTCCCTTGGGGGTATTCTCAAGGGCACGTTCGGCACGTTGGCCGAGGGTGAGAATGGTATCGAGAAGTTCAGCACCCAATTGCAGCGTGCCGACAAGGCCGTGAACGGTGTGAAGTTCCAGTCCACGATCAAGGCGTGGGCTGATGGCGCGAAGGACGCTTCAAGCCTGTTCCATGATTCGTTCCGTGAGATTGGCGATGCGGCTTATGGTCTGCGTGACACGACGAAGCAGGTGTTTGTTGACGCCGGTTCGATGGTTTCCACCGGTATCGGTTCCGTGAGCAGTATGCTTGGCAAGTCGAAGACCGGTATCGCTGATTTCAGCAATGGCGTGTCCGAAGGCTTCCAGAAGCTGTTCCGTTCGATTGATTCCGCCCAGCCGATGTTCGATAGTCTGTTGTCGATGGTTGGCGAATTGTCCGACACGTTCGGTGGCACGTTGGCGAACACGTTGAAGTCGGCTGCTCCGACGATCAAGGTGTTGGCTGATGGCGCGTCTGCTGCGGCCAAGGCGTTCGGTAAGCTTCCCGCGCCGATTCAGGCCATGATTGGCATGTATGCGACGTTCGGCAAGGCTGGTCTCAGTGCTTATAATTCGTTGAAGCGTGGCATGTTGCAGAATATTGAGGCCACGTTGCAGTATCGGAAGACGTTGAGCCAATTGGGTATCACGTCCGAGGAAACGTCCATTAGCATGCGTGAGCTGGTTCAGGCTATGGCTCGTTTGAAGTCTGGTCAGACGGCTGGCGTGTTGACTGGTGAGGCTTCCAGTATTCGTGAATTGGGTAGTGAGGCTGATAGGACTACCGCGAAGTTGAATCGTATGCATTCGGCTGAGCGTGGTTCTTCCACTGTCGAGTCTGGTGCTGTTGTCTCTTCGGGTTCTTCCACGATTCGCAGGACGGCTGAGGAGGCTGAGACGGCTTCCCGTAAGGTTGGCCTGTTCAGGAATGCGTGGAGTGATGTGGTTGACTTCCTTGGTGGGCCTGTTGGCATCGCCATCGGTGGCGTGACCACGGCGTTGAGTCTGGCTGGTAGCGCGGTCAGCACATACAATGAGGCGGCAGCACACACTCAGTCCGTGAACCAGACGGTGGCGAACTCGTTCAAGGAGGCGTCCGGCACCGCGAAGAGTGCGTCCACCGCCGTGGCGAAGGCTAGGAAGACCATTTCCAAGAATTGGACTGATGAGGATTATGGTTGGAACCTTCCGGGTGGCAATGCCGTTGAGAAGTTCGCTAGCGGTGTTCAGAAGTGGCAAAGCCCATTCAAGAAGGCTTCGGATGCGGCCAAGACGCTCAACTACAGCATCAAAGACCTGAATGGCGCGGCCACTGGCTCGAACGCCACTTATGACAAGATGCATGACAAGTTGACCAAGCTTGCCAACGATCATAAGTATGTGGTCGGTGCCGCAGGTGACGTGACAGACATGAACGAGAAGCAGACCGCATCGGCAACGAGACTGCTTGGCGTGTTGGAGGATTCGCGTGAGGAGTGGCAGAAGGGCGAGAAGGCTGTTGCCGATTGGGTGAACAGTGCGGATAGTGCCACGGCGACTTCCGCCGCCGCGTCCGATAAGCTAAATCTGCTTTCTGAATCCCTTGCCGCCAATAATTTCGACCTGAGTGAGAACACGAAGAACGGTCAGGCCAACCGGAAGATGATGGATGATTACGCGAACAGCGCGTTGCTTGCCGCGAAGAACATCATTTCCGCTGGCAATGGTAGTGCCGAAGCGAATCAGAGGGCCAAGAACGCCATCTATTCGGCTCGTCAGGAGATTGTGCAGATGGGCGAACAGTGCGGCATGACCGAAGAGCAGGCCAACCAGCTTGCCGACCAGCTTGGTTTGATTCCCGATAAGGTGTCCACCCAGTTCGATGTGAACAATCTCGCCCAGACGAAGGCGCAGGTTCAGGATTACATCGACATGCTGCCGCTCACCGAGGGGCAGAGGAAGATAATCTTCGACTTGGTGTCCGATAAGGCAATCACCAGTATGACCGTGCTGAGAACCGCCATCAGCGCTCTCATGGGTGGTGCCGACGAGAAGGATTTGCGGATTCTTCTTGACGCTCAGGATGATGCGTCCAGTAAGATTAAGGATGTGCAGAGTCTTGCGAAATCGCTTGGACTTACCAAGAAAGACATCAAGATTCTTGCCACTGACGAAGCTGGCCCGAAGCTTGATGCCGTGAAGAAAAAGCTTCAGGACAAGGGATTGACTGACGCCCAAATCAAGATTCTTATCGACGCCTTGGATAAGGCGAGCGGCAAGATGAAGGATATTGAGAAGCAGAAGGTTCCCGCCGCTAAGGGCGTCAAGTTCGATATTGATGCCAATGATAATGACGCTAGCGTGAAATTGGCAAAATATCAGGGGCTCAACGGTTCGACTCTCGCCACCGCGCACACGTTTGTGATTGGCGATGATTCGAGCGCACAGAACGCTTTCAACAATACGAAAGCGTATGATGGCGTGACTTTGGCTCAGCCGTGGGGTCGTGTCTTGGGTGAACATGCGTTGGCGAGTCTCGCTTTCGCCGCCATAGAAGCGTTCAATGGTGTCACTATCGCGCGTCCGTGGGGACGGGTGATGGGTAATAACGATGATGCTCGTAGGGCGTTCAGTGAGACGAGAGCCTATGATGGTGTGACTTTGGCACGTCCGTGGGGTCGTGTGATCGGCGATGATTCGAGCGCACAAAGCGTGTTCACTAGTATAAGTCGCTTGGATGGTTCGGTTCTCGCCACACGGTATGTGGATATCGTCACCCGTAAGAAGGGTGACGGTTCCGTCACTGTTGCTACCGGCGGTCGTATCAGTGGCCCTGGTACCGGCACGTCTGATTCCATTCCGGCTTGGTTGTCGAATGGTGAGGCTGTGTTGAAGGCTTCCTCGTTAAGGAAGTTGGATGCGAAGTATGGTCGTGGTTTCTTCAACACGTTGAATGCGACTGGTGATGTTCCGGCTGGTTCGAGGATTGCCAAACCGTCCAGTACTGCTTTGGAGTATCGGCGTCAGTCCCAAGCGTATGCGTCTGGTGGGCGTGTCGAGAAGATGATGTCCGGCTTCTATGAGGTGAACGTTCAGGTTCCCGCGAATACGGGTACGACGGTCAATCAGACGTTCAACACGAAGGTTGTCAGAAGCAATGATGACCTGTACACCGCCGCGCCGATTTTGCATCGTAATGCGTTGGCCGAGGCTAGGAGGTATCAGCGTTGAGTGATCTGCCTGAACTGGTCGAACTGTCGAACGGGACGGAAACGCTGACGTTCGATGGTGGCGATGGCGTGAGTCCTGATGATGATGTTCTCCTGATTGGCGCGGATGGTGTCGAGGGTTGGTTCGAGACGCCGGATGATAAGACGGTGATGAGCGAGCGGGGTCAGGGTGATGGCACGCATGATGTGTGGGCTTCGGATATTCTGTATTCCGCTCGCGTGTTGACGTTGCATTTCATTGTGTCGGCTCATGACCGTCAGGGTGTTGTCCGGCTTCTTAACCGTGTTCGTCGTGTGTGTGCGCATAGCAAGGTGCGGTTCCGGTTGAGGGATGCGGGCTACGACTGTTACACGACGGGACGCGCCATTGTGAAGGCGTCCGCTAAGTATGCGAATGATGGCTGGCTGGACGATTGCACGATCACCGTGACGTGCGAACGTCCCGAGATATTGAGCATGGACGAGTGCACATGCCAGTTGAGCGCGATGCATGTGTCCGGCGGGAACGTCGGATTGCGGTATGGTCCGGGCTATTGGACCGAATGGCAGGGCGCGCGTAACGCTTCACCGAGCCTGATGCATACCGAGTCGAATATTGGTTTGCGTGGGTTGGCTTACCCGTTGAACTACGGGTTGAAATTGGATGGCGTCGGGTCGAACGTCGGATTGTTGTACAACAACGGCACTTCCCGCGCCTATCCGGTGTTCGTCGTGCATGGGCCTATGGATGGCGTGCGTTTGGATTTTCCGGGCACCCAGCAGTCGATTGTGTGCGATCAGACGGTCAGGGATGTGCCGCTGGTGTTGGATTGCCGCAGCCGTACCGCCCAGTTGGGTGGTCAGGATGTGAGCCGTCAGTTGGAGCAGCGTGGTTTTCCCACGATTCCGGCTGGCGGTTCGCTTCGTGTGACTTTATCGAATCTAGGCACCGGTTTCGTTGATTGCAGTGTGCGTGACACTTACATGTAAGGAGTTTGAATGAGTACCGTCGCTTTGGGCGTGTCTCCCGATACCAATGGCGCTGGTGTGACGCCTCTTGTGCATCGTCGCATCATCGGTGCACAGTGGGCTAATACGGGATTGGTTGACGGGTTGAGCGTGACCGGCCGCAGTGACTTGCGGTATAACGTTTCCGCTGGCGTGGCCGTCTGTAGCCGTGGCGATTCGGATGGTAAGACGCTCGCCTATTTCGAGGGCGGTCAGACGAACGCCGTCGCGGCTGGCGACCCGTCGAATCCGCGTATCGACATCGTGTGGATTCAGGCACATAATCTGATGGAGTACAAGGATTCTGACAATTACGTGACCGTTGGCGTCACGCAGGGTTCCCCGTCCGCGAGTCTCGCGGAGCCCACCATTCCGGCTGGCGCTACCATGCTGAGGAAGATGAAGATGCCCGCAGGGGCTTCGTCCACGGCCAGCGCGGTGCAGATGTGGAGCGCGGATTACGCGATACCGTATGGCGCTTCGTTGGGCAAGATAGGCGAGAATTGGGATAGGCGCGACATGACCGGCGATTCGACGGTCAAGAAATACTATTTCGAGCAGCAGATAGATTTCGATTTGCCTTCCGACCGCATGTTGGAATTGTCGTTCAAATGCAATCTGAGTTCCGCTGGCGCTACCTCGTGGGCGGATACGTCGCATCGTACCGAGTGGGCCATCGGCTTCCAGATCGACAACAAGGATTTGGACCATTCGTGCGCGAACTTCGTCAGCTATGGAGCGTGGGAGACGCATGAGACGTCGTATGTGACCGCCGTGAACAAGGGGCATCATACCGCCCGCTTGCGTACTTGGTTGCAGAACGGCAACGCCCCCGTGTTCCATTACAATGCGTCGCAGGATAACAAGGACGCCTTGTGGTGCGGACGCCGGTTCATCATCTGGGATAGGGGACAGGTGGTCTGATGTCTTGGGTGGCGTACCTGTATGATACGGTTTCCGGCCAGTTGGCCCAGGAGATCGACATACCGTCGTTCACTTGGTCGATGACCGTTTCGGATTCGAGTTTTTCCACGACGAAGGACAAGGGAGTCGGCGATGACGAGGTGTCCGGCTTGGAACTGCCTTGGTCCCAGATACCGGGCGATGACCCTGCCGCCCGTGCAGCCGCGTTGCAGCCGTACAAGCGTGGCCTTGTGTTGTGTTGGAAGAGCGTGTTGGATGACACCGCGTCGATGGGCACGCCGATATTGGCTGGCGCGTTGGGCGTGCGCACGTCCAGCTGGCATGATGTGAGCATGCCTTACGTGAGCATGATGGGCTTGCTGAACGACCGGTATCTGGTGCATGAGGATGCTTTCGGCAAGGATGCGGGCCACACGTCCAAACGGTCGTTCCGTTGGGAGAACCTGTCGTGGCGTGCGTTGGCGTGCGAGGTAATCCGCCAATGCACGAGCGTCAAGCCGGGCGGTGGACTGCCCATCGATTTGCCTTACCTGAACGAGACGGGCACGCATTCGCTGCCTTCCGATGGGTCGAGCGAGGATAAGAACGCTCCGAAACAGAAGAGCAAGAAGCGTGTGAACACGGCTGACGGATATGTGGAGACTTCCGTTGACGGTGACACGACCACGATCACGGAACAGCATGTGACGAAGAAGACGAAGCAGGTCACGGAGACTAAACCGTACACGTACAATACGCGCAAGGGCAAGGTCACGAAACAGCATACGACCGTGAAGACGTTGACCACGGCGCAGACCACGGTCGTGAAGAAGACGGTCACGAAGAACTACAAGGATTATTCCGAACGTACCGTGACCACGACCACCACCGTGTACTCGTTCGATGGGAATGGCAACCAGACCGGCAGCACGACTTCGACCGATGGGCCGCATAAGACGATGCTTCCACGGCAGACCGTCGTGGAATACAAGGATTTCAACGTGTCGAACCATCGCGCGGCTGACATTCTGAAGAATATAGCGAACGCGGATGGCGGGCCTGACATGCAGTTCCGGCCCTACTTGTCGGATTCGCAGCATGTCCGGTTCAGGTTCCTCGCCGGTTCGGACGGCGACATCTATCTGAATCAGGACAAGCGATTGAGTCTGTCGTGCTCACCGTATGGTGGCACGTTGGAGAACATCAAGATCGACCGTGCCGCACCGTACATGCGCGTGTATGCGACCGGCGCCGGTTCTGATGCCGGAACGATGTGCTGCCAGAGCGAGGATTTGACTCTGGTGAAACGTCAGGACCCGTATCCGCTGCGGGAGACCACCACGAGCGACACGGACGCGAAAACGTATGAACTGTTGGCCGCTGCGGCTGACGGCATGTTGAACGCGAACCGTCAGCCGTTGATGCAGTTGAGCGGCGAGATAGACGTGAACGACTGCGATGCGATGGGATTGCCTTTGCATCCGTTGGGTTCGTTCTGGCCGGGGGAGATGTTCGACATCGCCATAGACGGCTTCCCTGATCTGCCGGACGGCGTGTATCCGATGCGGTTGATGCAGATGAGCGGCGACCAGACCGGCAAGGTGACAGTGAAGTTCGACCCTGTGGCAGACCCGACCGCATGATATCAGACCCCACGTTTTCGTGGGGTTTTCTTGTACCCACCCCACGTTTTCGTGGGGTTTTCTGTTTTTGGAGTGTGCGTTTTGGCAGACCATGTTGAAATCAGACCCGATGACGCTTCTCTTCCGTTGACTTTGGCGGATATCGCCCTGCGTAACAGCAATATGCGGTTGACGTACCTGTCCGGCACCATCGCCGTCGATAACGGCGACGGCACGGAGACGTGGATTGGCGGCGGTGATACGGGTGCGGCGATGCCGGGCAGTAATGGCATCATCCCGTGGGTTGGCGATACGACGCCTCCGGGCAGGCCGACCGGTGTGACCGCAGTGTGTAGGACGGAATGCGTGTTCGTCCAATGGGACGGCACTCTTGAGGGTGGTGTTCCCGCCGATTTCGACCATGTGGAATTGTACGCGAAGCCTGATAGCACTGGTGAATCGTTGGATTTGGGCCAGTTGCGTGGCAAGGGCGAGCTTGCCACCGGCATGCTGCCGGTCGGTGATGTGGTCGAGGTTTGGGCCGTCGCCTATGACAATGCGCATGACGTGAATGGCGTGTCCAAGCCGAACGCCTCCGACGAGTCGGAGCACGCGACCGTCATCATCGCACCTATCGTGTCGCAGCAGGATTTGAATGATACGGCGTCGGAGATTCTGGATGCCGCGAAGTCCGATGCCGCCGCTCAGGTGAAGAAGGTCAGCGACGGGTTGGATTCCGCCCGCAAGGATATTGACGCAAACACTGACGCTGCGAACGCTTTGAAGAGCCAGCAGGCCCAACTGCGTTCCGATTTGGATGCCTCGGCGAAGAAGATCGACGCGAACGCTCAGGGCGTCGATGCAGTCAGAAAACAGCAGGATACGGCTGACGCGGCGTTGAAGTCTCTTGGCAAGACCGTCGAGGATAACAAGTCGGCTCAGGATGCGATCAACGCTCAACAGGTCGAGACGAACAAGACGATTGCCGCGAACAAGGCGGCTTTGGCTGATGCGTCGAAACAGTTGGAACAGGCGAAGGCTGACATCAAGGCGAATCAGACGGCCATCGGCACGACCAACGCCACGCTGAAGGACAACACCGACAAGCTGGCTCAGGCGCAGAAGGATATCCAAACCAACAAGACTGGCCTTGACGCGGCGTCCAAGACGCTGGCACAGGCCAAGACCGATTTGACGCAGGCGCAGAAGGACATTGCCCAGACCAAGACCGACCTGACCACCGCGAATGGCGAAATCTCGAAGGCTAAGGAGTCGGCGGCTCAGGCGTATGCCGAAGCCCACTCGAAGAATCACACTTTCCGTGGGTCGGATGAGCCGAAGGACAATCTGATTGTCGGCGACTTGTGGCTCAAGACCCAAAAATATTGGACGAGGTGGAAAGGCACGCCCAATGCCTCGCCGTCGCTCTTGGCTGACTTCTACACCTACTGGCAGGGCGAAGCCAATAATTCTCCTTCCGTGCTCGTGCCATTGTCCGATCGTGTGATTGACACGCTTGTCTGGGATGGTGCCGCGTGGAACCACATGGGCTATGCCGACGTGGAGCGCAATGCCGACGAAATCGCTCAGGCGAAGTCCGACATCGCGGATAACGCCGCGAAGACCACCGACGCCAAGAAGACCGCCGAGAATGCCGCTGCCGCAGCGAAAAACGCGCAGGGCACGGCTGACACGGCCAATGGTGCGGCGAAGACCGCGCAGGATACCGCCAATGCCGCCCAGACTGCCGCGAAGAGTGCTACCGCGACTGCCGGTCAGGCGAAGGATGCGGCCACTGCCGCTCAGACCGCCGCCGAGAGCGCGAAGAAGACCGCTGGCAATGCGGAGACACTGGCTAACACTGCCAATGAGTCCGCCAAGTCCGCCAAGTCCGACGCTTCCGCCGCGAAGACGGATGCGGCCAATGCCAAGACCACCGCTGCCAATGCGTCGAGCGTGGCGACTCAGGCCAAGGCCACCGCCGATAGTGCGGCCCAGTCCGCCACCGATGCGTCCAATGCCGCACAGAAGGCCAATACCGCTGCCGCTGCCGCAGCTGGCGTGGCGAACGGCAAGGCCGACGTGCTCATCCAGAGCACGGCACCGGCCACGTCGATGCGCAAGGCTTCGACCTTGTGGATTGACACCACGAACGGCGCGAACACGCCGAAAAGGTGGGATGGGTCGGCTTGGATTGCTGTGACCGACAAGGCCGCGACCGACGCCGCGAACGCCGCCGTCAAGGCCAATACGGCTGCGAAGACCGCGCAGGATACGGCAGACAAGGCCAATATTGCTGCCGCTAATGCCGCGTCTCAGGCGAATCAGGCTCAGGCCGCCGCGAAGAAGGCGCAGACCACTGCGGACGGTAAGAATCTGATCTACCGTGGCCCCGACGAGCCGTCCCATGGCGGTTTGAAGCCGGGGGACATGTGGTGGAGGACGCAGAAATATTGGACTCGCTGGAAGGGGGAGAAGAATAATTCTCCGTCCTTGCTTGCCGACTTCTACACCTACTGGCTCGGGACACCCAACAACAGCCCGAGCGTCTTGGTGCCATTGTCTGATCGTGTGGTGGAAGTCCTCACGTGGGATGGTACGCGCTTCGAGCCATTCGACCTCGTGGCGAACAACATCCTCGCCGCTGGCACGGTGGCCGCGAAGCATCTCGCCGCCGACTCAGTGACCGCCGAGAAGGTCAAGGCCAATGCCATCACGGTGGACAAGCTCGCGGCTAACAGCGTGACCACTGAAAAGCTGGTGGCTGACGCGGTGACCGCCACGAAACTCGCCGCCAACTCGGTGCAGGCGCGAAATATCGTCGCACTGGCCATCACATCAGACAAGATTGCAGCCAACTCGGTCACGACGGCGAAGCTCAAGGTCACGGAAGACATGACGGTGGCGTTGCTCAACGTCCACAAGATTCAGGCGGGTGACATTGCGGCTAATGCCGTGACCACTGCCGCTTTGGCTGCTGGCGCGGTAAACGCCGATAAGCTGGCCGCGAATGCGGTTACGGCGGGTAAGGTGCAGGCCGGTGCCATCGGCACCGACAAGATCGCGGCCAATGCCGTCACGACCGCGAAGCTCAAGGTCACTGAGGATATGACCGTCGCGCTTTTGAAGGCGCATCAGATTCAGGCCGGTGAGCTTGCCGCCAATAGTGTGACCGGTCAGAACATCAAGGCCGACGCATTGTATGGCAAGACGATTCAGGGTGGCGTGTTCCGCACGTCCGATGGGCGGATGGTCATCAATGATGCTGGTATCGTCGCCAAGGCGAAATCCGGTAGGAAACGTCAGGCGTATTACACATATTGGCAGGGCGAGCCGAACAATAGTCCGTCCGTGCTGGTGACTGTGGATTTGGCTGATGATGAGTCGTTCGTACTGGATTCTCAGTCTGGCACGGTTGCCTTGTGCGGTGAGATACTGTCCGGCTCCACGATCAGCGGCACGTCGATTGTGGGTAGCGAGTTCCGTACCGCGAACTCGCGCATGTTGCTGAACGATAGCGGCTTGGTGTTGCGGAACACGCAGGGCAAGGCCACTGTCACGTTGAATGCCGCGTCCGGCAGTGCGACGTTCAGTGGCACCGTGACGGGTTCGACGATCACTGGCGGCACGGTGTCCGGCGCTGTGATTACTGGTAGCGCGTTCACGTCTCCTGACGGGAAGACGAAACTGAACTCTTCCGGCTTCTACGTGGGAGACAAACTCTCGTATGATGCTAAATCCGGCGTGCTGTCGTTGAAGGGCAGTATCCAGTCGGGTTCGGATTTGAGTGGCGTGACCGTGACCGGTTCCACCATTCAGACTTCCAGTACTGCCAAACGTGGGTTGAAGCTCACTTCCGGTGGGCTTGTGGCTTATGACGGTTCCGGTAACGCGAAGTTCACGTTGAAGTCTGACGGCACCATTCAGATGAACGGCGCTTTGATGACGAACGGTAAGATAACCGCCGCCACGTTGGAGGGTGGCACGATCACCGGTGGAACGATTACTGGTGGCACGATTCAGTCGAGCACCGCCGCCAATACCGGTTTCAAACTGTCCGGTGGAGCTTTGGACTTCTACGACAAGTCGAACAATCGCACCATCCATTTGAACGGTAGCGACAATCTGATTTCCGGCAGGTTCCAGACCGCATTGTCCGGCCCACGATTGGAATTGAACAATACGACGGACAGTGACGGCAGTGTGTATGGTTTGCTGAAATGCTATGACGCGAATGGTGTCGCATGGTATACGCAGGGACAGTCGCGTGGTTTCAACCCGTCGGGTCAGAACGACCCTGGCGCTTACCGGCGTTTGAACATTGGTATTGACCCGTCGAATAGTGAATTGTCGGTCGTCCGTTTCAATTCCGGCGCTTCACGTATTCAGATGAATGCTGGCCGTGTGGACATCAACGGTGAGGATGGTTGGTCGAAACATATCGGCGGCTTGGGTATTTACGTGAATGGTTCGCGTATCGACCCTGTCGTGTACACGGATTTGAACGACTGGTTCGTCCCCGCGTCCGGTTGGACGGGTTATGCCGGTGACAGCGGCAAGGATTACCGCAGTCACATGACCGTGATCGGCAACACTTGTTACATGCAGTTGGAATTGCAGCGTTCCGACAAAAAGAGCGTCACGTTCAACGCAGGCGACTACCTCGACATCGGCTGGTTCAAGGGAGGATTCATCCCGAAAATCGGCCTGAACGTGCCCTGCATCTTCAACAACGGCCAGTATGGCGGCGCGTTCGTTCCCGGAAACACGGTCCCCAGCACCGGGGACCCGGACATCAACGGCGACGGCGTGTACCTGCGCGGTCACCTCCGCGTCGGCGCCCGACAGCAATTCACCGCCTGGTGGGTTTCCGTGTTCATGATGTTCACTATTTGATTTTGATGATTGGAGATTGATTATGGCTGATAATGCCGAAACTACCGAAACTACTACTGCGTCTGCGTCTGGCGTTTTGGATTTGCGCCCGCCGAAGGAGAGTTTGAAGGCTGAACTGTATCGTTTGGGCTTGCGGTTCACGTTTGCTCAGGATACTGGTGAGGTTTGGCAGGATGATTCGCGTGGCGTGCGTGCAACGTTTGATGATACTGGCCAGAGTGTCTTGTTGGAGGATATTGTCACTCACGTTACCCGCACCCTCACCTTGGACGAGCTTAAGGGCGTGACGCGTATCGACACCATGACAGCAGCCGACTAATCCCGCTTTCCACCAATTTTTTTCAACCCCTGCAATCCACACGGATTGCGGGGGTTTCGCATTAAAAGGAGACTTATTTTGACTCAGATTCCAGCCGACGCGAACGAAGTCATCGACCAGCTTTCCGCGCAAATCGGCACTCTCACCAAGCAAACCGCAATCCTGACCAGTCAACTCAACGCGGCCATGAAATTGATCCCCGCCGACGTGCTCGACGCGACCAAGGAGACGGATAATGCAGAGGATTAACTATTTCACCAATCCGAATTTCACCGGCCCATTCACCGACATAAACAGTTATGGCGGAGCGAATGCAGAATATAACGCCGCAACCAAGCAGCTGAACATCTATGGCGACGATGGCGGTTATGGTTTCAATCTCACCGTGCCGAAAAACGCGGCACTCGTATTCGCCTGCTTCCTCTGGACGGGACACGACAGAAATCCGCATCCGCTCGTTGTGTACAGTCTCGAGTCAAGCGGCAACAAGATTATCGCTTCTGCCACCATCTCTCAGGATACGAACAATTTGCTCCTGCGATTCAACTCCACCGACAGTGGCCGGATACTTGTCGAATCCTATCCGAACGGCGTTGGTGTGAATATCGCCCATCCGATTTTAGAATTGGCCGACACTTACGATAAAGCCGTGGGTGGGGGCTTCCGCGCTTCTTCACGGGGGACACGATGCCGCTCGCATAGGAGCGTCCGTCGGGCGGGTGATGTCCGATGATGGTCACGAACCTGATAAGCAGTCCACGCGCCCACGTCACGCTGAAGCCGGGCGAGTACACGCCGATTTCGACCATCGGGAAGACGATTGGCGTCTCATATTGGTGCACGGTCTGGCTGGACGTGTCGGACGGCTCCATCACGATAGACAACTGTCCAGGCACCCTCAGCAAGAGCCAACGCATCGGATGGTCCCTCACGTCCAAGAACACGAATCCGATGAGCCTGAGATACAAGGTCGTGTCCGGCAGTCCGACCGTCAAGGTGTGGAACATGGTCATGTGCGAGCTGGGCGAATACCAGGCGAACAAGGCATTGCTCGACGGCCTTTACTTTTTCGACGGGGATACGATGCCGCGCGCCTAATCCTTATGGGGGTGGTGGCATGAGTCTCATCGTTAATCACTGCGTCATGCCGAAAGACGGTGTGAGCGTCAAGACGACGGACACGACACCATCGGACATCACCTTCACTGGGTTGACGGCGGGCGTGAAATACCATGTGAGCGTCGTCTGTTACATGCTGTCCACGAGTGGCGACAATCCGCGCTTGCGTCTCATCACCAATGGCATCGATAGTGGGCTGGTCCTTTCGAATGGTCGCGTGGATTACGTCTTCCCCGCCGCCAGCACCACTCACGGCATACGCGTCGGTCTGAACGGTTGCACGGTCAATCTGAGCAAGGGCTTGTGCGTGCCTCAAGACCAGTGGCAGCAGTTCGTCTCGTTGGGATTGCCGGGCAATTATTTCGATGGCGACACCATGCCAAAAGATTAAACGATTTCAAGGAGATGTGATGTGTTTCAAACGTTTCTAGCGGGTTTTGGTGGTGTGGGCGGCGCGTGCGCGGTAATCACGCTCTGTCTCAAAATCTGGCCGGGGGCTTTGGAAGGATTGGCGACCGGCCTGTACAGCCACGTCAATCCCGAAAGACTGCCATACAATTCGGTGCTTTCCCAGCATTTCGCCAAGACCCGGATGCTCGGGGAGCGCACCGAACGGTTTGACGGGCGGCTGGACGAATTGTGCAGGGACACGATAAAAAACACGTTGATTTCCCTGATCTACGGCGACCAGTCACACGACCACAGTGAGGCCGTCCGATACGAACTCGCCAAATTGGAGAAATTGGACGCGCACTGCTGGATAGTCGCAGCAGCAGAAAAATACTTGGAAGAACGCCACTAACTTCTCCCAACCCAACTCTTTACAAGCCATCCCACTGTGGGGTGGCTTTTCTATTTTTGAAGGAGGTTTGCTTGAAGATTTTCGGTAAGAAAAGTCCTAAGCATAAGAAGATTCCACGCAACATGCGGTTGCCGTTCGCTGGTCTTGTTGTCGCATTGTGCATGATTATCGCGCCTATCGCGTCCGCGAACATGAACGTGATCGACGTGTCCGGCTGGCAGTCGGCTGATGTGACCCGCGTGGTGGATGCCGATGCCGCCGTGGTGAAGGTCACTGAGGGTGGCGGCTATACGAATCCGTCGTGGCGTAGCCAGATTGATTGGGCGCGTCAGACCAATAAGGCGTGTGGCGGCTACCATTACGCTGATGGTGGTAACGTCACCGCCGAGGTCAACCATTATCTGAACCAGTTCAACGGTTATGTGGGCCAGTGCGTCTTGGCGTTGGATTGGGAGTCGAACGGTAATGCCGCTTGGGGCAACGGTGACTGGGTGCGACAGTGGGTGAATCAGATCTACCAGCGTACCAAGGTGTGGCCTATTGTCTACGTGCAGGATTCGGCTGTGTATCAGATTCCGTCCGATGTGCGCTCCCACTGCATGTTGTGGAAGGCCCAGTACGCTTCGATGAACGCGACCGGCTGGCAGTCCACTCCGTGGAATGCGGGCAGCAAGGGCGAGGGCATGGTGCAGTATGCGTCCACCGGCTATCTGAACGGTGTCGGACCTCTCGACCTCAACCTGTTCTTCGGTGAGCGTGACGCTTGGCAGAAGATTGCCAACGGTGATCGCGGCAAGACCAAGACCGAGGTTCGTCATGACCCGGTTAAGCCGCAGGTGACTACTACGCCGGACTACGGCGATATGGCTACGAAGGTGATTCGTGGCGTGTATGGCAATGGCAACGATCGTCGTCAGGCTCTTGGCGGTGCCTACGACCGTGTGATGGCGATTGTGAACCAGCGTTTGGGTGGAAGCTCGACAGTGAGCGCTCCGGCCAACACGAACTGCGGTAGCGTCTGCGTGACCGTCAAGAGTGGCGACACGTTGAGCACTATCGCCGCCCGTAATGGCGGCAGCTGGAACCAGTACACAGGTTATCGTTCCGGCAATCCGAACATCATCTACGCTGGCGAGACGGTCTGCCGTCGTGGCACCGGCGTCGCTCAACAGCCGGTCAGCAACACTTACAGCACGCATCGTTACACCGTCCGTTCCGGTGACACGTTAAGTCGTATCGCCGGATACTACAGAGTGAACATGTACAGCATCCACGGTTATCGTTCCGGCAATCCGGCGTTGATCTATCCGGGCGAAACACTCTACTGGTGATTGGAGTAACTATGGTCGATGAAGTCAATGAGACTCAGAATGACGGCGAAAAGCCGCAGGAAGAAACTAGCGAAGAAAACAACTACATCCTGCCGGACGAAGCGTACAAGGTGCTGAAGTGGTTGGCGCTTATCGCGTTGCCCGCTTTGGCCGTGTTCGTGCATGTGGTAGGCCCAGCATGGAACCTTCCATGCGTTGACCAGATCGTGACCACGTTGAACGCTTTGGCCGTCTTGGTTGGCGCGTTGATCGGCGCCAGCGAGTTGAAGGCCAAGTATTCGGCCTGATACACCATTTTCCTGACGTTAGGAGAATGGTTGCCCCTCTCTCAGCGATTACGCTGGGGGAGGGGCTTTTCTGCGTTTTAGGGTTTCTATTCTGTGGTTCGATTGGCTCTATCGCCATCACCAAAGTCTATTTGTTGGCCCATTTGGTCGTAATAGCGGTTTTGATACATGTTGCAAAACTTTTCCCTGATGTAATCCACCACAGTTTGCACCGCCGTATGTTTCTCAATGTCCAACTGGTTTTCTGTGATGGTGATCTTCTTTGGGAACTCGTCTTCTGGATGCCAGGTATCGTAACCGGCTCCATTTATCACCAGTCTGGGCGCGTTTAACACGAACGCATATCGTTCGACAAGCCTCAACGCCTCATCGAATCCACGACCGTATCCTTCCCTATATGAAACTTCATCAAGCTCATGATGCGGCATTCTCGTCACCTTTCTGTTCAATCTGCTTCAAATCCAATGCCGAGTTCATCGTTTCCATCGCGGCCAACCGTTCCTTCAATCCGGCATGACGGTAGTGTTCGACCATCAGACGGCTGGAATGGCCTACGATCTCTTCCACCAAACCGACATCCACGCCCATCGACATTAGGATGGTGACTACCGTATGACGGGTTTCATGACGGCTCCTATGCTCCGCGTTGGGTACTCCCGCCGCTTCCAACAGTTTGCGGAACTGTTCGATATCCTCTTCCGGTTCGATAGGGGAGCCGTCATCATGACGGAACAGGAGTCCATGCGGGTTCGGGATTTCAGCGGTATCCACCAAGTATGCTTCGAGTGTCTGCGCCAATGCTGGAATGATTGGCACTTTCCTTCCACGCTTCGATTTCGGCGGGGTGAGACACCAACGGCCTTGCAGCTCGATCATATCGAAACCGTCTGGAATACGCCACCTCCATTGCGGACATGCGGCACCACGCTTGTATCCGCACGGGTACACGCCTTTACGATCTGGTTCTCCGCAACCGTGCTCCTTCTTCAATTCCTCCAGTTTCCAGTTGACGGTGTATTCGCCGTAGGGGATGCCGTTTGCCGTGGTGGTCAGTTCGAGGTCTTGGAGCGAAGCCCCCAAGATTTCGCCGGGGCGCATACCGGTGCATAGTCTGAACCATTCTCTCGCACCCTTGCGGATGCCCAACTCGTTGGCAGCTTGGAGGATACGCTTCGACTCGTCATCGGTGAATGCGGTACGCTCGTGCGCTTCGTTCTTGCGTTCGTCGGCAAGACTGATGTCCTTGTCCTTCGGAGTAGGAACGCCACCCATCGGGTTCGTGGGAAGAATCCTATCCGCTACGGCCGCATTGCAAATCTGGTTCAACGTGGTGTGCGTCTGACGGCGGAGACTGAGACTGGCCTTCACGTGCATTTTCTTACCATCGATGGTCTTCACGACGGTAAGACCATTTACGATGCGGTCGCAGACTGCGGCGTTCAGGTTCGCCATTTTCTGCGAATGGTATGGGCGTAGATGCTTGCGGACGATGGTTCGATAGTTGGCGAACGTCTTCGGGTCTGCATCCCTCTGCCGTCGTTCCAACCATTGTTCCGAATATGCGCCCAACGTGACTGACGTGTTGCTGGTGCTGCCGAATTTGGCTCGCTCTTGGAGCAGTTCGGTCAGACGCCGGTTCGCGTCGGCGTACTTCTTGCAGCTGTAGGTCTTCCCGTCGATTTTGAACTCGAAGCTGGGGTAAGCCTTGATTGTGCCATCGGCCAGCTTCTTTTTCCGTTCGACTTTATATGGGTAGACGATGCCGTTTCTTGCTTTGCGTGCCATGATTACCTCCTTGCTTCCATATTCTCAGACATTCTCAGACTTCCATTTGACCATCACTTGCGGGTCAAGTGACCCTCAAGTGAGGTTAAACCGTTGGAATGAAGCCGTTTTGCCCAATCGTTCCAAGGGGTATTCTATCAAACTCTCTAACTGTTAATCGGACGGTCACTGGTTCAAGCCCAGTCGCAGGAGCCATTCGAAAAATCCCCTTGGAAACAAGGGGATTTTTTCATTTTCAACGACTCTTGGCATTTTTGGCCACCCTTCATGTTTATCCGTCGGCGGAAGCCGTGGTTCGTCCAGCCGTCCATGCGTATGATGAACGCACCGGGTCAATCAAACAAAGGAAGGAAGTCCATC